ATAGTATGGGTAATGAACATTTATATCATAGAGATAATATCGAAGGTACACAAAATCTAATCAACGTATGTAAACTACATCAAGTGGAGAAAGTAATATATGCGTCCACAAGTTCTGTATACAGTGGAACAACTACTTTACCTTGGACAGAAGATAATGTCCAACCACATCAAAGAAATCCTTACGCATATACTAAGTATGTAAACGAATGTCAATTTAAAATGTCGGGATTACATAATATCGGTCTAAGATTTTTTACAGTATATGGGCCATGGGGTAGACCTGATATGGCACTCTTTGATTTTAGTACAAGTATTGTAAAAGATAATCCAATCAAAGCATATAACTATGGATTAATGAAAAGAGATTTTACTTACATCGATGATATTGTTGAAGGAATAAAACTTGTTATCTTTAATCAAGACATAGAGTCTGGAGAGATATTTAATATAGGTAATGGTAAACAAGTTGAACTTATGAAGTTTATAGATAGAATTGGAAAAGAATTAAACAGAGAACCAAAAGTAAATTTAGTACCACCACACCCCGCAGATGTTCTTGAGACTTGGAGTAATACAAACAAACTACAGAAGCTAGGATATCAACCTATGGTCGATATAGAAGAAGGCGTTGCACATTTTATGGAATGGTATAAAGATTATATGGAAGTAAACTAATGGAAAACAAAAAAATAAGAATGGGTATTGTCGGACATGGTTTTGTCGGTAAGGCAATTGACTATGCGTTTACTCATGAACTAGTTGATAAGTTTTTAGTAGACCCATTGTATGATACTACTATAGATGATTTAGTAGACTATAAACCAATTATGACTTTTGTTACCGCACCCACACCAATGCATGATAATGGTATGGTCGATGCATCAATAGTTGAAGACGCAGTTTTAAAACTTATACGACACACTCAAAGTATTGTTGTTATCAAATCAACAATTACACCAGATGTAATTAATCGTTTGTACAATTCTATACATGATGAAGATAAACAAAGACTTACTTACAACCCAGAGTTTTTAACAGAAAACTCCGCAAAGGAACAATTTATTTATTCTCCACATCATATCATAGGTGGTTCAACACCGCAGTCTTGTGCAAAGGTAATAGAGTTTTATAATAATTTTAGTTTGTGCGTTGGTAAAAACTTTATACAAATGACACCACAAGAAGCATCTTTTGTTAAGTATGCAATCAATAGTTATCTTGGAATGAAAGTGACATTCTTTAACCAACTACATGATGCGGCTCTTGACTTTAGTTGTAGTCCACAAAGAATTATTGATGCTGTATCTGCAGATAAAAGAATAGGATATTCCCATACCCGTGTGCCTGGGTTTGACGGGAAAAAAGGTTTTGGTGGTGCGTGTCTACCAAAAGATATGAATGCATTTGTTAAATTTAATGAGGACTTGACATTAATTGCGGAGTCTGTTAAAATAAACAATAAAATGCGAGAAGAGTACGAACTCGATGAACGTGAGAAAAATAATAATATAAAGTTTGAGGATAAATAATATGCCGTCTATTATGGATAAACTAAAAAAGAACTCTACCATTGCACATACAGAAGTTCTTTCTGAGTCTCAGTTTTTTGGTGAAACAGATGTAGTACCTACAGATGTACCAATGATGAATGTCGCACTAAGTGGTAATACCGAAGGTGGTATCACGCCTGGACTTACTGTCCTTGCAGGCCCTAGTAAACATTTTAAAACATCGTTTGCATTAAAGATTGCAAGTTCTTATTTAGAAAACAAGAAAGACTCAGTCTTACTTTTTTATGACTCAGAGTTTGGTTCACCACAATCTTACTTTGAACAATTTAATATTCCTATGGATAGAGTATTGCATACACCTATCACAAATGTAGAAGAACTTAAGTTTGATTTGATTAAACAATTTGAAGAACTAGATAGAGATGACAACGTCATCGTGGTGATTGACTCTATTGGTAATCTTGCATCTAAGAAAGAACTCGAAGATGCGTTAAACGAAAAATCAGTTGCAGATATGTCTCGTGCAAAAGCACTGAAAGGATTATTCAGAATGTCTACACCTTATCTTAAGATGAAGAACATTCCATTGATTGCAGTAAACCATACTTACAAAGAGATTGGTTTATTTCCAAAAGATGTTGTTGGTGGTGGTACGGGTATTTATTATTCTGCAGATAACATTTGGATTGTTGGTAGACAACAAGACAAGTCTGGTACAGAAATAAAAGGGTATCACTTTATTATTAATATAGATAAGAGTAGATATGTTAAAGAAAAGTCGAAAATTCCTATCTCGGTGTCGTGGGAAGGTGGTATACAATCTTACTCAGGTTTGTTGGACGTTGCTGTTAACGGTGGTTATATCATTAAGCCTAGTAATGGCTGGTATATGGTTGTTGATAAAGGGACTGGTGAAGCTATCGGAAACAAGGTTCGTGAGAAAGACACTCTCAATGCTGAGTTCTGGACTCCAATATTTGAAACAACAGATTTTAAAGATTACATAAAACAAACATACTCTATATGAACAATATCTTAGATAAACTCAGTGAAGGAGTTCACTATGAGATTATCCCACAATCAGATGATACAAGGGGTTGGGACGTAAGACTACTAGAAGAATATCCCGAAACGGTAATTCGATATGGTAAGGTTGCGTTTGACGGAAAAAAAGACGCACTTACATTTAATTATGATATAGTTAGCAGTCCTGACCCCGACTTATCCATAGAAACAGATTTGACATTTCAAGAGTACTGTGGTAGAATACTCTCCAATATAATTGAACAATCAATCTCGGAAGGTACTTTACTTGCACAAGATAAAGATACGGGAGAGGTTGGTGCAACTCAAGAAACTTTAGAATGGTTAGAAGATGAATATAAACCTAGAACAGACGATACTTAGAAACTTACTCACTAATGAAGAGTATACAAGAAGAGTTTTACCTTTTCTTGTTCCCGATTATTTTGACGGTGTGTATAAAGATTTATTTAAAGAAGTCGCAAAATTTGTATCCAAGTATAATAAGATACCAACCCTTGAGTCATTCAAGATTGAGATAGATGAAAGTGGTAAACTTAGTGAAGAGAACTATCGACAAGGTATGGAACTCTTACCAAATATCTTTACACCTGAGTCCGAGAACTTAGATTGGTTAATTGAAAGAACTGAGAAGTGGTGTCAAGACCGTTCAGTATATAATGCAGTCATGGAGTCTATCTCTATCATTGACGGTAAACATGCAACTCTAAAAAAGAATGCGATACCTGACGTATTGTCAAAGGCTCTTGGAGTTTCTTTTGATACTAATATCGGACACGATTATCTTGAACAAGTAGATGAACGATATGATTTCTATCATGAACAAGAAGAACGTATACCTTTTGATTTAGATAACTTCAATAAGATAACCAAAGGTGGATTACCTAACAAGACTTTGAACATCGCACTTGCGGGAACGGGTGTGGGTAAATCTCTATTCATGTGTCATTGTGCATCTAATATATTATCACAAGGACGTAATGTATTGTATATCACTATGGAGATGGCAGAAGAAAGAATTGCAGAAAGGATTGATGCAAACTTATTGAATATTCCGATTGACCAAATAGAAAACTTATCTAAAGATATGTTCAAGGATAAAGTATCGCAGATAAATGCAAAGACAGAAGGTAAATTAATTATCAAAGAATATCCTACGGGTCAAGCAAACACTTCTCACTTCCGTGCATTATTAAATGAATTAAAACTTAAAAAGAATTTTGTTCCCGAAATAATCTTTATTGATTATCTAAATATCTGTGCATCAAGTAGAATGAAAATGATTGGTGGTGCAGTAAACTCTTATTCTTATATCAAGAGTATTGCAGAAGAAATGCGTGGACTTGCAGTAGAATTTAATTTACCGATTATGAGTGCAACACAAACAAACCGAAGTGGGTTCTCAAGTGACGACCCAGGCCTAGAAGATACTTCCGAGTCATTTGGTTTGCCCGCAACTGCGGACTTAATGTTTGCATTGGTATCGAATGATGAACTGAACTCTATGGGTAAAATACTTGTCAAACAGTTAAAAAACAGATATAACGACCCGACTAAATACAATAGATTTACTTTGAAAGTAGACCGAAGTAAAATGAAACTAGAAGATGATGACAATCAAAATATGGTCACAACTAAAGATGATGTACCCGTGTTTGATAAATCTGAGTCTGGTGATAGAGTAAACGCAGAAAAATTTAAAGAATTTAAGTGGAGTTAATATGATTAAAACAGTAGTATCAACATATGGAGAATTCATCGGAGACGTTGTTGAAGATGCAGATGTAGTTGTAATAAAAAAACCTAAAATGGTTATTCAATCAGAAAAAGGTTTTGGATTTGCAAAAGGTGTTTGTGTGACTTCAGAAGAGTCTCCCGAAGAGATATCAATCCAAAAAACAAATGTAGTATTAGTAGTTAATACTCATGCAGATGTTGTTAAGGCTTACGAAGACTCAGTCTCAGTAATTCAAAAAGTAAATCCGTGAAGGTACTAATCACTGGACATACTCATGGTATTGGTAAAGCAATACTAGAGAACTGTCCTAGTGATTATGAAGTAAAGGGTATGTCTCGGGAAACGGGACACGACCTTGTAAATAATCTTCCTGATACTCTCGGACAGATTAAAGAATACAATCCTGATATATTTTTTAATAATGCATGGGGTAAAGGTCAACAGAATGAAATCGCATTGTGGTTTATTAAAAACGAAAATCTAAAAGAACCTAGAGTTATGATTACTACGGGTTCTTCATTATCCAGTATGATGCATGTGCATGATGAACCAGACTTTTATCCAAAAGCTGTAAAAGTTCCTACACCAGAGTATGCAAATACAAAAAAGAAATTAGGTTTAGAAGCATATATGCACTGGATAACTAATACTGCAGAAACTTATTGGACTGACTATGCACTTGGTTTTGTAAGAACTAGAATGACATGCGGTGAAAATTTAAGTCTTTTTGATGAACTGAATTTATTAGATACAGATAAAGTTGCAAAAAGAATGTGGACTGATATAGAGAATGAAAATTATAAGGATACTTTTTCAGTTGGAATGGATTGCAAAAGAAGTGGTACTGAACAAGAAAGAGTAATGTTGTTTATGAAATTTATATCACAAATGAGTAATATAGGATTATGACAGAGTATACAAAAGTAGTTGAAAGACAAAAAGTATTACTTGATGCGGAAGAATGGGCTAAAGGCATAGAACAAATACATTGTCATAAAATCAACACTTGTTATTATGATGACAGACCACAAGATACCGAGAACGGTTCTGTTACTGATATCACATATAATGACGGTAGAATTGAAAGAGAGAAAGACGGAAAACTCATTCATACTTTTGGTAAGAAACTAGAAGGTGATGCGTTAATAAGAAAATATTTAAAAATGGGTGCATAAAATAAATGGAAGTTGAAATAATTAATCCATTTTACTTACGACATCTAGAAAAATTACGTTCAGATTTTTTTGATACCGAAGGTTATCATGATGAAGAATTTTATACTATACATCAAGATTATGATAACGGTGAATATTATTGTTCACCAGAATATCTAAATGTAATGAGATTAAAAAATCATGACGGTTATCCTGACGCTGGTTTTTGTCAACCATTATCTAAGATGGCTACGGTTGACCATAGAAACTGGAAACCATTTTGGGAATATTGGAAATATGAATTCCCACCCTTGTTAGGTGCAACACACAATGCACTTTTAAATTACTATCCCGCAGGCGGTTACATAGGTTGGCATACTAATCAAAATGCATCTGCATATCAAATGATGTTTACCTATAGTGAAAAAGGTAAAGGTTATTTCAATTACTATGATATAGAAGAAAATGTAATTGTAAGTTTAGATGACAAGAAAGGTTGGCAATGTCGTTGGTATTATTTTGGTTCAGACGATGAACCAGAAAAACATTTTTGGCATTCTGCATATTCTGGTTGTGATAGATTTACAATGACAGTAAAATTTTCAGATAAAAATATGTTAAATATGGCAATAGATGACTTGACATCTTCTGAACAATAGTATATAATACGGAGTTTAAATTATGAAAACAGACTATAAATATGATGAAGATAAATTCTTAAAAGAACTTGAGTCTTATGTTGATAAAACTTATAATCAACATTATTCTAAAAACAAGTTTCAAGCAACGGAGTTTATTATTGACGGTGGACATGGAGAAGGTTTCTGTATCGGAAACATTATGAAGTATGCACAACGATATGGAAACAAGAATGGGTATAACAAAGAAGACTTAATGAAGGTTATACACTACGCATTGATTATGCTTCACGTTCACGAGAAGACTCGTTCTAAAAACTAGGGAAATACTCTTCTAGTTACACACTCTAGTTCTTTCTTACCACAAAAAGTACACTTTGCACCGACTGGTACAAAGACTTTATCTTTTCTTTTTTCACAATGATGTGACCAAAAGGTATTACTGTTGGACGACTGAGACACTACAACCCCCCGAAGTTTGACAGTTCTGTGATAAAGAATATGATTGTGCAGAACCACCTTGTTGAGTTAGATTTAGTGTAGTTGAGAAAGAGCCAGTCAAAGATATGTTTGCAGTATGTGTCGCATAACCACTTTGATACCCAGTCACATTGTTTCCGTCATTGTATGTAGATAGATTTACAGTTTTTACACCGTCAGTATTTTGTCTCCAGAATACATTGTTGTTATCAGAATAAAGATTGAAAGTTGCTTGATGTTCACTATAGATACCCGCAGATGAATTTCTTTGACTACCCGCAAGATTATTATTATCTCCGTGAATATCAATAGTTGCATCATGACCACCACCTTCACTTCCGTCCCATGAAAAAGTTGTATCAGTTAGAGAACTAAGTATATATCCTTGTCCCCAACGAACCGAGTTGTTGTCTCCGTAAATATGAAAACCTATATCAGATGTTTTACAACTTGCACCACGACCACATATTTGTTCAAAGTGTAGTTCATTGAATGTTCCGTCTATATCACCACTACTTAAACTACCCCAGTGTCCATAGGTCACATGGTTCTTATGTCCGTGTTGTATTATCTTTACTTTGTTTCCCCAGTGTTGCATAGAGAAGTCTACAAGGTTATCTTTACCTTCTTGTTCTATATACAACTCAATACCGTCTCCACTTTGCGTGATATTTATTTCATTATCTGCATAAAGATATTCTATACTGAGTAATATAATACTAAACCCTATCCACCAAGGGAGTATAATCTTTATACCTTCTTTGAAACCTTTCATTGATTAGGAGTAAGTTTACGATACTTTGCGTTGTTCTTTGGGTGGTATTCCATGTACTCTTCACTTTTTGCACGGTCTATCTGGTCTTGAGTAGGAGCTCCTTTCTCTCCTTTCTTTCTCATTTTTTCACCCGAACCTCTTTTAATTCTTTCTTTCTTTTTACGAATGTTATCCCAAAGACTTTCTTTATTCATCTCTTTGGTTTTCTTTTTCATCTTATTGATGTATTGACGATATACTGCGGCCTCTTCGGTCTTACCCATTTCTCTTGCACGTTGTTCCATTGCAATCGCAGCCTGTATCTTATGTGCGTGTTTCTTACCAGAGTTTTCTATCTTCTTGACACTCTTTCTTGCAGTCTCTACATCTTTAAATCCAAGACCTTGAATAGTCCCTTTTGGATTTTCATCTGTGTATAGGTCAGAATGTTTTTTAGAATTAGCGGGTTGACCTTTCTTTCTAGGTATTCTAGGATTATCTTCTTCTGCAAAATGTTTAAAACTTTTCATTGTTGTATTATCGTTATGTTCGAACCCGAACCGTCTCCTAATATAATGTCACTTGGTTTCTGGTCAGTTATTGTGACTATCCTTGCATTTGAATAGATAGGTTGAGTAATTCTTATCTTACCAGTTACTTCTCTATTCAATGTGATTTTACCCGCACTCTTATCTACTAAAGTATTGTACTGAGTATCTTGGTCAAAACCAACTGTTGTACCTTCTATATTTATACTATCTATCTCTTCTGACTTCCTATCTAACTCAGTAAGTTTGTCTAAATCTGCAACAATGTCTAATACATCTTGTAAAAAGTCTACATCTAACAAGTCTATATCTAATTCAGTAAACTCAAATTCATCTTTATTATCTAACGCATCATCTTCTAATGCATCAAATTCTAAATAATCTATATCTAATATATTATCTTTATCATCGTTACTTTGTTCTTCTTCTTGTGCAATCTTTTGTATTTCTTTTGGTGGATTTACAATAAACATGTTATCAATCATAGGAATAGTAATACCTTGTAGAATAACAGTTTCTTTTGGTATGACATCATAACTTTGTACCAGAGTTGCTTGATATGCTTCGTCCAGAACAATCTCTCCACCTAGATTAGAGACAATGACTGAACCAGAAGGAGCTCCAGTTTCATCTGGTAAAAGAACTACTAAAGTTCTACCCAGTTCATCTACCGTGACCGTAAAGTCAGTTCCACGAATACCAATCGTTGCAGAACTTGTATTGATACTAATATTTTCTTTTGGTATTTTACCAGTCTTACTGGTAACAAATCTCGCAGTACCTTTTGCAAAGGTAAGTGCAAGAGTAGATTTTGTAGGGTTGGGGTCATAGATAAATTTATCTACAATGACCATAGAATGTTCTGTTATGGTAAAAACACTTTCGTCAATTAGTTCAACTTTCATACGACCCTTCATGGTTTCCATTTTATCCATGAAAAGAACCGAAAGGTCTACTGAACCTTCGTATGACTCTCCCGTCTGACGAGTGACTTGACTTGCACCCGTAGACTCTCGAACATCACCAATAGGTTCTGCGTATAATACAGAACCTATCAGTAATAAACTACTCGCCAGTATCTTGTTGAATAATCGTAATTTCTGAACCGTCTGTAACAAAACTTGCATCTAATATCGCCTCAGTACTTGATAAACTTGTACCCGTCCTTTGACCCACAAAGACATAGTTTTTATCTCCAGTAAGGTCTACAGACATTTTATTATCACTACCGTCTTCTTGAGTTGTTAATATCCAGTTGTTCGAACCAGTGATATCCCAATCCCAAGTTGCGTTTGCAGAGTTTACAAATGCACCAATTGTGTTAGATGCACCAGAACCGTCTACTAGTAAATCTAAATTTAGACCGTCTGCACTACCTTCGGTAATAGTCCAACTATCCCAATATGCGGCTGTCGAACCATAGTTGTTAGTACACGCAGAACCACCACACGTACCACCGTATGTACCATATTGCGTAATGTTTCCATTTTGAAACGTATGTGCGGAGTAAGTTTGAAATCCCGCACTATTGTTAAAGAACGCACCGTCTCCTAAATTATTAGGAGTATTATAAGTTTCAGATTTATTACCAAACCTAAATGTCAATTGATTACTACTTCCTTGTAGGTCAACATTTAAATCGATATTATCTGCACTATAATTACTATTAGTATTTCCAGTGACATCACCAATCAACTGATTAATTCTGTTTGAAGAACCAGCGACATTGTAGTCGATATTAAATCCAGTGGACGCAATATCACCAAACAATAAGTTTGAACTACCATTGAACAACCAATATGCATTACCGTCTTCCAACTGCATTTTCATATCGGACGCAGAAGAACCCGTACTTGTATTTTGACCAATCAGGTTTCCATTACCCGTTTGTTCAATAATTAATTCAAGTCCGTCTCCTACTTGTTCAATATATATCTCGTTGTCTGCAAACATAATTACAGGCAAATGTGTAATATAAAATAATAACAAACCGAGAACTACTCTCATTTTTTCTCCTTTATTTGGTGTCTATCGTTTGTCCCGTCATTCATATGCGGGTGTCGATGTCCACCTTCTATTTCCCAATAACCCCTATCGTGGCCTTGGTAAATAAGTTCTAATACCGCAACTTCAATCGCAGAACGTGTCGCATATGTGACACTTTCATTAAATCCGTTACCGTCTTCAATTTCCAATAACTGTGTATCCATATCAAAAAATCGGAATACATCATATCCACCACCTACAGATAAGATTGTTTTCTTTGTCTGTACGTTTAACAAAACCTCTCCAGTTAGTGTTGATACTACTCGCACACTAACGACTACTGAGTCTCTTCTATACGTAGTCGATGCACCAATACCTAACCACCTTGCACCACGACCACCAGACTCTAAGTTAGTATCGTATCCTACAATACCACCTTCTACTAATAATCCCGCAAATAATAAAGGACTTAACTTTTTCTTTTCGTTAAACTCCTCTCTCGCACTTCTTATAATCTGTCTTTCTTTGACAAGTGCATCTATATTTGTTCTCTCTACAACTCTAAACCATTCTCCTTTACCCGCAGTTTTCAGTGCATCAATCAGTAAAGTTTCTGCACCTTGAGTCACTGCAGTAGAAAAGTCAGAAAAGTTATCTCTATATTTTCTTTGACCAGTCTTATCTAAAAACTGATATACTGCAACTACTACCTTATCACCTTTAGGTGGATTAATTTTTTTCAGTGCTTCGGTTGTTGGTATGTTTTCAACACTTGCACTCTCACGACACATAAATTGTTCATCTTCACAATCTATTTCATGAAACTTAGTTATACTTGCACACCCGCACATGACTACGATTAGTCCGAGTATAACAAAAAATCTCATTAGAATAAACCACTTCCTATCGGTACATCTAAACTTGTTGTTGTATTATCCTCACTGGTAATTGATATTCTTATAACATCAACACCGTCTATTCCACAACCAGTGCATACTTCATAACTTATACTGTTTCCCATTAAATCAAAGAAACCTTCTAATGAAGCGTCTACCTCTTCTGTACCGAACATCTTATCTACTAGTTGTTTGGATATCTGTGCATAAATCCTAGACTCTAAATTTCTTAGGAATTTTGCTTGTGTTGTTCCTTCTGCATCTCTTTCTGCAGCCGCAATCGCAGACTCTAAGTCATCTGCAATTTTACCTCTTCTACTTTTCTCTTGGTTTTCAATTGTTAGATAATGAGATGACGTAGATATACCAGAGAAACTAGGACTCTTAAATTTATGTACTACTTCGGAAGTGTATAGGTATATATTACTTGCGAGTAGACTTAGTATCCAAGTTATTGTTAGTATTTTTTTCATTGTTTTCTCTACTTTTTTGTTGATTTCTGTATTCTATTACAGTGTTTACCTTTTGTTGTAATCTAATTAAATCATTATCTAACATTCTTATTTGGTCAAGGAGATTGATTAACATTGTATGTGACGCACTAATCGTTGGTTTCAACTTAGTAGTCACATATTGCCATACATACCAGATAAAATATCCCATACCAAAAGTCATTAGAACGGGATATCCTAATTCATTAATAATTAAAACTATTTGGTCAATGTTCATTAATCTCGTCTCGCATCAATTTTACCGTCTTCCATAAAATTTTCCGCACGAGCAACCCTATCTACATCGGGTCTTAATTCCAAAGCCTCACTGACGATTAAATCTATTTTAATCATGTCGTTATTCATTTGACGAACTCTAGACTCTAATCCTTTCATGATGTTAGTAAGTCCTTGTACCGAACCCGCAACACCGTCTAGAATGTATTTCAATGTCAGAAAGATAAAGAAACCCATAACGATAGCTGAACCTATCGGAATTCCTACTTCCATTAATAATTTTACTACAGTTGTCATACACTCCTATTTATAAGAAAAGGGGTTTAAAAAACGAATATATACTAGAACAACTTGACAATTATTGTTTTGTCATGTATAATTCTAAAAAATTATAATATTGGAGTAATATAATGAAAAAACTTTTAGTATTAATAGTTCTTTTATCTGCACCGATTTTTGCAGAGAATTGGGATAGAGAACAACTAAACTTTAAAGTCCAAACTAAAGATGTCCATTATAGGTACAGACATTACTTTGGAGAGAGTGATAAAACACATCATCAATTAGGATACAAATATGAGAACTGGCAGTTTTCATATCAGTACATTGAAAAGAAAGGTAGGATTGAACACCGACCTAGAGTATCCGTAAAACTCTTCAAACAAGATAATGGTTTCTACTTTAGACCTAGAGTAGAGTATCGTGATATCGAAGGTAAAAAAAGTAACACTTATTACTTTAGAGTATTAACAACTCTTGGTTATAAGGGGAACTTTAATTGTAATTCAGACTTAGTTTGTTTTGCACCACAAGTTCATTTCTCACCTAGATTTGCATTTGCAAAAGACGGAGTAGATGACGGAGACTTTGAAGATATTCAAACTGATATCATGTTAAATATTAAGTTTGGTAAAAAGTTCACTATAAGGCCTGGGGTTAGATACATAGTAGATGATGACTACAATACCGACAAACTCTACGCAACCTTACAGTTTAGTGTCAAATTCTAAGTACCAAGTATTTGATAACTTTTTAGAAGACCCAGATGAAGTATTGGAGTACGCAAGTACATGTCAATACTTCACTGCGGAAGAATATCTAAAAATAAATAAACTAGAGTCTAAAGGATATTGGCCTGGACTCCGAAGTAATGATTTAAAATTAGAATTTCCTGATATTGTAAATCAATTAAATACTCAATTCAATATCAAAGTAGGTTGGTTAACATTTTATCAACATTTAGTATCCCAGAACTTAGGAGAACCCGTACCACATATCGACAGAGCATGGGATTTTTCTGGAGTCATCTATCTAAAAGGAAGTGACGGTACATGGATAGATAATGAGACTGTTCCTTTTAAATATAATCGTGCAGTTTGTTTTGATGCACATACACCACACCACCCATTACATAGTACTACTGACCGTTTAGTTCTTACCTTCTTTTCTAAGTACGTATAACTGCGACATATTCTGTCGTCTTAAAACATTATTTTCAAAATAAGTATTGACTTTTGTTGTTAAATACCCTATAATACTTATTATGAAATCAAGAAAACTTAACACTGAACTCCAATCAAGAGTCTTTAAACTGATAGAAAAAGTAGGAAATGCTACTGAACTTAATACCGTAATAAGAGAGATGCAATCTCAATGGGACGATGTAGTAAAAAACTCTTTGGTGGTTGGTGACTATGTAAATGTAGTTGAGGTTAAAAAAACTAAAACCGTTAAAACTAAAGGTTGGGTTAAAAAGGTTAATAAATCAAAAGCCTTGGTTGAAATGAGAGGTGGTTCATACAGAGTTCCTTTCAGTATGATAGAAAAATTAAATAAGTAGAGGTAAAAATGTCCGTAGACAAAAAAATAGGTAGAAACCGTGCGGGGACTTTTGGTCGCACCACTGGGGGTTATTCTCCGAAAGTTGCGAAAATGTTCAAAAGGTTCGGTTCTAAAGGTGCGAGAAGAGTCGCAAAAAACAATTTGAAAATAAGTCTTGACAATTCTTGTTAGACTTGTTATAATAACAACATAAATTAGAGAGGTAAATAAATGTCAAACAATTACAACGAAGCAATCCAAGACCAAATAGAAATGCAAGTCTTAGGTGCAAATTATTCTTTTGAAGATTTACTAGATGAACTTCAAATGTCTTATCAAGATGCATATGAAGAAAAGTTCGTCTATGACGACTTAATCGATTTAGTAATTCAAAAAAGATTTGACGAAAGTCCACAACTATAAGAGAGGTATATATGAAACAAAATATTAGTTATGAAGTATCCGAAGATACGAGTAATATCGGTGGTACATGTCTTCAAACATCATTCAGTGAAATGGGTATCAAACCAATGACATTCAAAGAATTAGTTGGTGTACTTGGTGCTCCCACTGACATTATGTTCGGAGACGAAAAAAGTGAATACACTTGGGCAGTTGAAGGTAAAAGATATTTCTTCAATGAAGAATTACAATGTGATGATTTTGAAACTTTCGAGTTCACTATCTATGATTGGAGAGCAAGTCTTTATGGAAATCAGTCTTTAGAGACCATGCCTGTAGATTGGCATGTCGGTGGTTTCGACTACAACTCAAGTGTAGATTACGCATACAGAATTTTGGTTAAAGAAATGAAACCCGAATATAATTTTAATAAATTACCCAAGAATATTTCTTGGGTGCAATCATAAGGAGGCTATATGGTAGCAGCAGTAGAAACCATGGCGTATGCGGGGGAAGTCCCTTGGCATGGGTTAGGTACTAAAGTCAGTGATGATTTAACACCTAATCAAATCATGGTAAAAGCAAGACTTGATTGGCAAGTCGACAAGGTGCCAACCTATGCAAAGGTTGGTGATATAGAAGTTCCTACGGGTCAAGAGGCACTCGTAAGAAGTTCTGACAATAAGGTTCTTACTCAGGTGGGTAAGAAGTGGTATCCCGTACAGAATGAAGAAGCGTTCGAGTTCTTTTCGGAATACTGTTATGCGGGTGACATGAGTATGGAAACTGCGGGGTCTTTAAGAGACGGTAAAATGGTTTGGGGACTTGCAAAAGTCAAAGAGTCATTTAGTGTCGGTAAGGAAGACCAAGTTGACTCATACTTATTATTTGCAAATCCGCATGAGTACGGTAAGTCTATTGATATTAGATTTACTCCTATCAGGGTGGTATGTAATAATACTTTGAGTATGGCACTTGCATCGGTTAAAAACCAAGGTGCAAAACTTAACCATAGAAAAGTATTTGACGCAAACCACGTCAAAGAGACTATGGGTCTTGCAAGTGAGAAGTTCGCACAGTACAAAGAAGTTGCGGAGTTTCTTGCGAGTAAGAAGTTTAGTTCAAAGGCAATCATTGAGTATTACAATGAAGTCTTTCCTAGAACTTACCAAGGTAAGAAAAAGGTCAAGATTAATACATACAAAAACTTGTCTGCAAATGGACAAGATGCGTATGCAGTCTTGGAGACTCAGCCTGGTGCAGAACTAGGTGCGAAAAACACTTGGTGGGACGCATTAAATAGTGTGACTTACTTAACCGACCACAAACTCGGTAGAGAGTCAGACTCAAGAATGGCGTCTGCATGGTTTGGTAGAAACCAAACTAGAAAGATTAAAGCTGTTGAACTTGCGGTAGAGTACGCAGAAGCGGCATAATCTAACTGTTAAGGAAAGTCAATCTTAGGGTTGACTTTTCTTGCATATATAAAAGTATGAAGATTGATTTATATAAAAACGCAGAGTCTTTTGCACAATCAAAAAGATTTACTGATTGGAAAAAAGAATTTGTAAAAACAGATTTATATAAAAAACTAGAAGAAAACTATGACTATGTATTTGATTGGTGGGATTTTAAATTTAGAATGGAACGTAGTTCGTTTTTTTCTCCAAGACATTATCTTGTTTCTAAAATAACGGGTCTTGTTGGATTTTACTTAATAGAAAATTATTTAGATACAACCGAACAAATAATTGATGTTGGTTGTGGAGTGAACTATTGGAATAAATATTATGATGTACACGGAGTAGACCCTAACTATTTTCCTGACGCAGATTATGAATACGAACACTATGAAGATTGGAACAACTATTACAATAAATTTAAAGGTTGTCATAAGAATATTATGAGTCAATGTGCATTACATTTTGTATCGGACATAGGAAGTGTTCTAAAGGATTATCACGGTTTACTAGAAAAAGGTGGTAAAGGTTTTGCGAGTTTGAATTTAATTAGACTATATGAAAACAATAACTCTACATCTTTAACTAAACAGTTAAATAAACTAAAACCAATAGAAGATATTATAGAAGAAGTGATTGTAGTAGAAGAACCACATGCAAGTGGACTAGACGGGAACTTACATATTATATTTAAAAAGACTTGACAATTCTTGTATAAATAGGTATAATGATAATCAGAATGGGGAATTGTACATGGAAAACAATTTAGAATTAAAAACAATAATCGCACCAAATCTCTTGGAAGATTTTGTATTAGGGTCTATACACGATTTATTTAAAGATAAAAAGATTGTGATATTTGGATTGCCTGGTGCATTTACACCAACGTGTTCTTCTACACACTTGCCTGGCTATGAAGAAAACTTTGCAAAATTCAAAGAACTTGGTATAGATGAAGTTGTTTGTATGTCAGTGAATGATGATTTTGTTATGCAGGCATGGGGTAAAAGTTTAGGTATTGAGAATGTTAAACTACTTGCAGACGGTAATCTAGAACTCACGGACTATTTTGGAATGAGAGTTTCTAAAGAGAATGTAGGAATGGGGAATAGATGTTGGAGATTTTCTGCATACGTAGATAACGGAACACCTAAGATGATGTTCGTTGAAGACGGTATGACGGACGACAGTCCACAAGACCCTTTAGAGAAATCAGATGCAGATAGTATGATTGCATACTTAGAAGTAATACTTGCAAAACCAAAACCTAAAAGAAAAAGAACAACTAGAAAAAAGAAAACAAATGTGGAGTCTACTAAAAAGTAAATTAGAATTTATTAATTTAAATTTTTCAAAACATAAAAAAAGTGAGAAAGAAGATGACACTTGTCCTTATGAAGAATTTATAAAGGAACAAGAAGAAGTCTTAAAAGATGATGATAGAAAACAAAAAGTTCATTCATGAACCCATAAAACTTTCGGAAATGAAATCGGTTACTACTGAACAAGGTAGGAGATACGAAACACCCGAAGGATTAGAACTACCTTCAATCACTACAGTACTTTCTATATTAAGTAGGAAGAGTATTGCGGCTTGGAGAAAACGAGTAGGTGAGAAGAAGGCAAACGCAATTAGTAAACAAGCATCTCAACGTGGTACTTCGGTACATACTATATGTGAAAAGTATTTAGATAATGACCCTGAGTATCTTGACGGAGTAATGCCAAATAACATTCAGACCTTTCAAACTATGAAACCTATTATGAATGACATGATAGGAACTATCTACGCACAAGAAGCTCCATTGTATTCTACGCATCTAGGAGTTGCGGGAAGAGTGGATTGTGTTGCAGAGTTTAATGGTAAGACATCTATTATTGATTTTAAAACAAGTCGTAAGTTCAAGAAAAGAGATTGGTGTCATTCTTACTTCATGCAAGAATGTGCATACGCAATCATGTGGGAAGAACGCACGGGTATTCCCATAACCCAACTCATAACATTTATCGCAGTTGACAATAGTTCTCCTTTGATATATGTTGAACACAGAGACGATTGGGTCAACCCACTCCGTGATGTCATTAAACAATACGAAGAAGAAAACACATCTGTCAAGTTTTAACTATTATAAATAGTAGTTATGCAATTATTAACAGAAGCATTAAAGGCAGAAGACTACGAGTCCGCAATAGTTATGGGGTTTTATACCGTGACTAAAAATAAAATGGGTTCTCCAAAGGAACACGGTATCAAACAAAAACTTTACGATAAAATACTAGACACTCCAAAAGCAGTAAAGACGGGTGAGTTAATTGCAAAAAAAATACTTAAAGAATATCCACAATTAAAAAACAAAAAGGCAGAAGTATTTGGTAGAACAAAATCTGGTTTAACGGATTTTTGGAAATCATATGGTGCTTCTGATACTACACCAAAAACAGATGTAAAAATAGGTGATAAAAACTTTTCAGTTAAAATAGGTTTAGCACAACTAATGTCTGGTGGTAAAGCAGAGTCAACTGCAACATTTCAAGCTGCAATCAAAAATTCAAATCCAGACTTAGTAAAAAGTAAACAATATGAAAAAACAAATGAAGTATTAGAGGGTTTTGTAAAAAATACATTAGCACCTTCAAAAATTAGACCTTTAATTAAAGCGGGTACAAACAAAGTAGTTAATGCGGCTGAAAAAGCACATAAAGATTGTATGAAAGAACTTGGTAATTTATTTAATCAGTCTAAAGAATTTAAAATAGAATTTGCAAGAGAAGCGATGTCAGGTTATGAAAAATTTGGTAAAAGTAGTCCAGCATCTGCAGACTTAATGTTAGTTGCAAGTGAGGACGGTGGAAGAGTAGAAATTCATGATGTTAATGATGATAGTTATTGTGAAAAAATAGCAACTGCAATGAAACTTCAAACAAGGTTTAAAACAGCACAACGAACTAAAAAAGAACTTATATCTCCGACAAATGAGAAAGGTGGAACTGGAGAATATTTTTTCTGGTCAGTAATTTCATTAATAGTAGACTCTATGACAGAAGAATTAAATACAAATAATAAAGAAACACTAGTTGAATTTAACATATTAAATAAAGTTAAATCTTTTGTAAGTAGAACTTGGAATAGAGTCACTAGTTTTTTTAAAAAAGGTGTAAGACAACTTACATCTTTTCTTGGTGCAAAACCAGATATTACGATAAAAAGAAATGTTAAGTTTTAGTCAACACATAGAAAATATAGACGAAGGTGTAAACGACCCCGCAATATTCAAAGCAATATTCCTTGCGGGTGGGCCTGGGTCTGGTAAAACATTTATTGTCGGGAAGACTGGACTTACTTCTTTAGGTTTTCGTGTGGTCAATAGTGATACTGCGTTTGAGAATGCACTGAAAAAGGCGGGGGTTGAAATGAACCCTGATAATATTTTTTCAGTAAAAGGACAAGAAATAAGAGGTAAGGCAAAAGAACTAACCGCAAAACAACAAGGTTTGTATATCAAAGGTAGACTCGGATTGGTCATTGACGGTACGGGAAGAGACTCGGAAAAAATACTCAAACAGAAAAAGATGTTAGAAAGACTTGGATATAGTACTGCAATGATACTTGTAAACACCGATAAAGAAACTGCACTGAAAAGAAATGATGCAAGACCTAGAAGACTAGACCCAAAAGAAGTTGGGAATATGTGGAATGAAGTTCAAAGAAACTTAGGTCAGTATCAAAGAGAATTTAAAAGTAGATTAACTATAGTTGACAACTCAGACGGAGTAGACTATAATAAAGAAACATTACGTGCATATAGAATAATGAGTAAATTTGCAAACGCAGAACCAATGAACCCAATCGCAAAGAAATGGATTGCAACCCAGAAGGAAGAAGTGGTTGTCAAAAGTAGTATGGGTAAAACCTTCACTAATTTTATTACAGAACAAAAAAATACTCACATGACTCATATAGAAGATAAGGTACTATATGGTGGTGTAAAAGGTACAAGAGAAGCTATCAACGCATTGCGTGAAATAAGAGATATGCTTGCGGGTAAATCATCAAGTAAGATATCTACTAAGTGGGACGGTGCTCCCGCAATCTTTTGTGGTGAAGACCCAAGAGACGGAGAGTTCTTTGTTGCGAAGAAAGGTATCTTTGCAAAAAATCCAAAGGTCTATAAAACAAATGCAGACATAGATGCAGATACATCTGGAGACCTTGCAGATAAATTAAAACTTGCATTGAAATATTTAAAACCACTTAATATCAAACAAGTAATACAAGGAGACTTCTTGTTTACAAAACAAGACTTAAATAGAGAAAAGATTGAAGGAAAACAGTATGTTACTTTCCACCCTAATACTATTGTTTATGCAGTTCCTATGAGTCAATCAAAATCAATCATGAATTCTAAGATAGGTATTGTCTGGCACACTACTTACACTGGTTCTAGTTTTGAAAACATGAAAGCATCTTTCGGAGTAAAGAACCCACCCATGTCAAAAGATGTCTGGGGACAAGATGCAATGTTAACTAACGCAAGTCAAGCAACTATGAATGAAAAAGAAACTGCGGAAGTGACTAAACATTTATCTACTGCGGGTTTTCTATTTAATAAAGTTGCGGGAAGTACTTTGAGAGAACTGGAGAAAAACCAAAAACTTGCACAGACCATAGAACAGTTTAACAATACTTATGTAAGAAAGGGTCAAATGCATGGAGATAGTAAAGTACATACCGAAAAACTTATTAAATTTATTCAAAACAAGTATCAACAAATGATTGATAAAAGAAAGACAGATAAAGGTAAAGGCCGTCAACAAGATAAACTAGATGCAATTCTTAAGTTTTTCTCACCACAGAATAAACAATCTCTTATACAAATGTTTGAATTACAGAAACAATTAGTTTTTGCAAAACTGAAACTTATAAATAGATTAAACAGTATTAGTAATATTGACGCATTCGTTAAAACCACTAAAGGTTATAAGACTACGGGTGCAGAAGGTTATGTCGCAATTGATAAGATAGGAAAGGGTGCAGTTAAGTTAGTTGATAGATTAGAATTTTCTTACAACAACTTTTCACCAGATATATTAAAGGGTTGGGATAAACCCAAATAAATGGGAAAGATGAAATCATTCAAAGAATTTAGTCAAGACGAACAATTAGTAGAACAGTACACGACTGAGGTACTTTCTGTTGCACAAAGATTAAAAAAATCTAGATTGTTTAAAAGGATTGCCGCAAAGGTAAAACTTGGTAAAAAAAGAGCTGCAAAAAAAATAGTTTCTGACCCCAAAAAACTCATGAAAAGAGCAATCAAACAACAAAGAATGGCGATTGCAAAAAAACTTTTGAAAGGTACAAGTTATTCTGACATATCTATCGCAAGAAAAGCGGAAATAGAAAAGAAGTTAGCTAAAATGAAAAATAGAATACAAAAACTTGCAAGAAAACTTTTGCCTGGAATTAAAAAGAAAGAAAAAGAAAAATTAAAAAACAAAGTTACATAATGACATGGCGATTAAAAACTTTTCACAATACCTTGTAGAGTCTGAAAAAGAAGTTTACTTTACTTTTGGTAGAATGAACCCACCGACTGTCGGTCACGGTAAAGTATTTGATACTATCTCAAAAAAATCTGGTAAGAACGATTATAAAATATTCTTATCACAAGTATCTAATCCAAAGAAAGACCCTTTATCATATTCAGATAAAGTAAAACACATTCGTAAAATGTTTCCTAAACATGGACGTAATATAATTATTAATAAAGGAGTAAGAACAGCCTTTGATGCAGTCACAGAATTGTATGACCAAGGATATCGTAAAGTAAATATGGTTGTTGGTTCTGATAGAGTTAGAGAGTTTGATACTATACTACAAAAATATAATGGTGTCAAGGGTAGACATGGGTTCTATAACTTTGAAAGTATTAACATAGTATCTGCGGGAGAACGTGACCCAGATGCAGAAGGTGTAACTGGAATGTCTGCATCTAAACAGAGAGAGAATGCAAAAGAAAACGATTACACCGCATTCTCACAAGGAGTACCAAGTAATATGTCAGATAAAGATACTCGTAAACTATTTAACGATGTTCGTAAAGGTATGGGACTTAAAGAAGAAACTCAGTTCAAAAGACATGTTGATTTGGGTAAATTAAACGAACTGAGAGAAAACTATGTCAAAGGTAATCTATATGAAATCGGGGATACTGTTGTTATCAAATCAACAGAAGAAGTCGGTATCGTATCGGTATTAGGTTCTAACTATGTTGTTGTTGAAACAAATGGAAGAAAACTACGTAAGTGGTTACAAGATGTAGAATTATCTGAGAATACTGCACAAGCAAAAGAAGACTTTGTAAGATTATCAGTTCGTGCATTTGCAAATATGTCAAACGACTTTAAAAAGGCTGGAGACAACGATACTTCTAAACTTGCAAGTATGGCTCAAAGAATGGCGGAAAAGGGTTATAACATATTTCAAAATTGGTTTGATGCAAGAGACTCTTTAGATAAAATGTTATTAGCGGGTGAGATTGGATTTTATACAAAACAAAAAGATAAAACTATTGAGAAGATGTTAAACTATAGGTTTGAGTCAACTCTATCTCCCGCACAACTTAAAAAGAGAGATGAAATTAAAAAGGCAATTGATAGAGATGACCCAGACATGGATAAATCTAAAAAGATTGCAATTGCGACTGCGACTGCAAAAAAAGTTGCAGAAACTATTGTTCATGATATAGATGCATTGTTAGAAAGGGAATTGAAAAAAAAGAAAGAAGCACCGAAAGAAGTCCCACAAGATAAAGATGCAGATGAAGTAAAGGGAACACAACCTAAAAAGTATTATTCGGGAGTTGCAAAGAAAAGTAAAATTGCACGTGCAAAACATTTTAACAGAGGTGCAAAGAAGGACGATGATGACCCTAGTGCATATAAAGATGCGCCTGGAGATAAAAAGGCCAGAAAAGAACCTATGAAAAAGAGTAAACATACAATCGCATTCAAAAAAATGTTTGGAGACGATTAAAAGTATAAATAGAAGTATGATTTCATTTAAACAGTACATTGAAGAGTCTAAGGGTCTTGCAGATAAAGCTAAAAAATCTGGTATCTCAGTAGGAACATTAAAAAAAGTTTATAACAGAGGTATGGCCGCATGGAAAACTGGTCACAGACCAGGCACTACTCCACAACAATGGGGACATGCAAGAGTCAATGCATTTATTGTTAAAAAGAAAAAAGGAACATTAAATCACGATAAAGATTTAGCATAAGGAGATTAAACATGGCAAGATACATAACACTAAGAGGTAGTGAAGCCGCAATGGGAACTTCTACTACTAATGGTAGTAATTTTGGAGAACATAGATTAGTTAGAGTAGTAAATACTGGAACTACAGTCAGACTTGTCACACTAGAAACAGCTGGGGGAGTGACTATCGGAACTTTCTCTATTGCGGGTGGTGAAGAAGAATATATAAAGAAAGGTAAAACAGACGAAATCTTTGCAGCCAGTGCCGAGGTTAAAGGAGTCGCAATAGGATTTTAAATGAAACTAAAAGATTTACTAGAAAGAGTTAAAGGTGGTAAGTTAGACCCATTGTCTAAAATGGGTAAGTCTAAACTTACGGGTCAAGAAGTTGCACAATATTATCGTAAAAATCCAAAAGCAAAACAAGCCGCAAGAGACCCAATGGTCAAGAAGGCAATTGAACTTGCATTAGACTTGGGTGGTAATCAAACTCTCGCAGTAAAAGAAATCGAAAAGATGAAGAAGGGATTATCTAAAAACTCCGCAGTTATGTCTGCACTTAGAACTGCAAACGAAGATATGACAAGTACTTCTTCGGTTGCAATGCCTGAAATACCTTTAGGTAAAGTATTAAAAAGAAAAAAAGACCTTGAAGAAAGTAAAGAAAAGTATCACCAGCAAAGGCACAATATAAGAAATTTAATATAATGAGAACCAAACTCTATAGGTTTGTGAAGGCAAAAACTAAAGCACATAAATTTGGAATTGATGACCTAATGTTAATGACTTCTCCTAAAGTTATTGAAGGAATGTACAAACAAAATCCTCAAGGTTTTACAAGAATGTTGGACAAGATGTACCCTAACGAAAAAGAAAAAATGACCAAAATGGATTTTACTGTTCTGGGTGACTTTATTGATGCTAGAGGTAAAGTGATAAAAGGAAAAGGAGACGTAAGTGAAAGTACTTCACTTGATGAAGCATCAATGACTTACCGAGTTAAAGATATGCAAAAACCTGAAATGGACAAGTTTACATCATCTTCAAAGTTAATGAAGTTAAAAATGCAAGTTAAGAGGAGTCCTAGAGGTAAAGAAACTCTTATAACTATGAGTGGTAATAAGAAACAGTTAAGAGATTTTGATGCAGTGGCAAGAGGTAAATCATCTTATGGAGACCCTTCTATAGTTGAAGATGCAGTAGAAAGAGCAAAAGAAATGGCAGACTTAAAAGCAAAACACAAAAGAGAAGTTGAACAAGAAAAGGACGAAATAGAAAGAACTAAACAATCTGCAGAAACAGAAAGTGTACTTGCACAACTAAACTCTCTTGAAGAACAAGTTGACCTGATAGAACAAAGTCTACTAATGGAAAGACAATTTAGACTTAATCCAAATAAAAAACCTTCTTTGTTTACACAATGGTATTCTAAAAAAAATCAAAAAGATAAACGTACAAGAAACATGGCGAAGTCAATGTTCTCTCCAGAAGATGTATTAGAATATCACTGGAATGCGGGTAATCTTAAAGTGGGTAAAAACATTGTAAAAGATACTGGTGCATCTCTTCTTGCAAGGTCTCTTGGTAAACTCATGAATGATGAAAGAAAGAAAGCGAGAGATAAGGGTGCAGAGTTTGGTAAAGGTGACCCAAGAGATGAACTGGACGCACCAAGAATTAAAAAGATTATTGATACTATCGCAAAAGGTCTTATTATTAATGTTAAGAAAAAAGGTGAAAACAATGTCGCTTTTGAATTTGATAAAAAACAAGGAGATTTATTTTACGATTTAGACACCTATACTCGTGATATAGTTTGGGACATTGTGCAAATGGGTTCTGACGGAACTTTCTATCAAGCAGTTTACGGTGAACCAGAAGGTAGACAATTAAACTTTGAAACACCACCACCATTGGGTAGAGATAGATTAGTTGCACAAACAGAAAGTTTTAACTTAAACGAAGAGTCTGCAACTATGAAGAAAGTTCGTCAAGTAATCAAGAAAAAATCTATGATGAATATAGACGGTATGAAACTTGACTTGACAACTGCAAGTATGATTGCATCTGTATATGACAAAGTTAATCCAACGAACAAGAAAAGAATGGACTCACTCAAATTACCACAACTTGTTAATCTTACAATGAAAGTTGCGGGTAAATCAAGAAAAGAGTCAACTGATTTACAAGAAATGAGACCCAATAAAGACCAAATGCCTACTATCGGTTGGGACGCTGGTAAACAAATGTATAGAGTTACAATGCTTGATAAGAGAACTGGAAAGAAAGTAAAAACTAGTCATATTCCAGTAAGTAAAGATTTTCCCGCACCTAAAGATAAAAGTAAAATCAATGCGAAAGAATTAGGTAAAGCAATTAAAAGTCTTGAAAAGAGAATGGGTGTGAAGATTGGTGTAGACGAGTCAAGAGACTTACCTTTCTCATTAAGTATATTAGAAAGAATGTCAAAAATACAAAATAAAAGTACCGACTTTATAAAAGTACCAAAGTTAAATAGTAAAGAAGTTGGTATGATGAATAAAATTAAAAAGAGATTTCCAAAATTACCAGAACCAGTTGTTTATGAAATCATGAGATTAACTCACAAAGGTAATAAGGTAGACTCTCGAAAATTTGTTGAAATAGGAAACCTATACGATAAAGATTATGTAGGTGGTACTGGTGGCAAATTTATTCAAAAACTCAGAAACATGGGTGCAAGATTACCACAAGGTCATATGGGAGAAGCAGTATCTCCCGCACAACAGGCTGCAATCGCAATCTCTAAAAAAGAGAGAGGAGAAAAACCTGAGAAAACTGAGAACCGTGCAAGACGTGATGCAATGAGAGACATGGGTAAACGTAAAGATAAAGAAGATGACGGTTACGGTACTGCAACAGATGACGACAGAAAGGCTGCAGATAAAAATGTTATTATGCAAATAAGAAGAGTTGCAGATTTACCTAAAGGTGGTCAAGTAGAATTACCAAATGGTAAAAAAGTTAAAATGGATAGAAAGTCTGCAATTGCATTAAACAAGAAGTTTGACTCTATTCGTAAACCACAAGATAAACTAAAACTACAAAAGATGATGAACGATAAGAAAATATCTGTCGTTGCATTAAAAAGACTACTCGGAAAATAACATGAAGTTTGATTTAAGAAAAGCAATAGAAGAAGTTGCACTTAAGGAAGAAAAAGACCTTGAAGAAGCACCTATTAATACACAAAGTATTACTGGATTGAAGATGATGGCCGATAGAATGGTCAGAAAATTATCAAAAGAAGGATTGAATAGAAGAGTTCAACTAATGACTCAAGTAGGAAAGATACTTGGTATTAAAGTAAAAATGTTACCGAATGGTAAATTAGAAATAGAATGAAAAAGTCTTTTGCGGACTTACTTGTCACAGAGTCAGAATATCAGGGAAAGAAAGTCAAACTTAATGACCCTATCCGTACATCTGAAAACCCCAACAAAAAATTTAAAGTATACGTAAAGAATGAAAAGGGTAAAGTCGTAGTAGTTAGATTTGGTGACCCTAACATGTCTATCAAAAGAGACGACCCAGAAAGAAGAAAATCCTTTCGTGCAAGACACAATTGTGATAATCCTGGCCCTAAGTGGAAAGCGAGATATTGGTCATGTTATCAATGGAGAGGTTCTGCTAAAGTAGACAATTGAGAAACAAATTACTTAATGTACATTATAGTGGTGGTAATGGTGGTGAGTTCTTTGCTACCATGATGCAAAACCACCCCGATTTTCAGTTCCATGAAGATTGTTCTAATGATAGTAAACTAATTAAATACCGATTTGTAAGAGATATGTATGATAATTTATCTCAGTTTTATCTTGGATATGGAATAGATGAAGGTTGTCTTACTACTTATAGTCCCAAAGAATTCTTTGAAATGTGGGAAACTTCCCCACATAAATGGACAATCAGAGTAGACCATGGCTACGGATATCATCAAGACTTTGAAGATTGGAGAAAGGGTTTATATTTGGATTGGAATGTTTCCAAAACAATAATATTAAACTGTACCGAAGAAAAGGGTGCAACATATTGTCGTAATCTATGTAATATGAAAGTGTTTGGACAAAAAGGAGATGCGGTATGGAGAAACCATAAAGCATTTATGAAGAACAATAATATTACTAGATTTGATAAAGAATTCTATCAACATGAATATGCAATAGATAAGATTGGTGATATGTTGAGAAAACATAAACCAGATTTTGAAAACTTCTGGAATAATCCTTTTAAACATAATCTAGACTTAACTAAACTATACATTGATTTAATACCAGAAGGATATGATTATCTGGAAGTAGACCCAATGAAACTATTACATACAACTGATGATATTGAAAGAGAAGAACAATTAATAAAAATATTTGATTATCTAGAATTTAGTTATGAAACCTTAGATGAATGTGTATTATTGTGTGAAAAATACATGAAAGATAATAAAAGAGTATACGAAACTCTTGGATAGAGATACCAATTTGTATAAATAAAAGTATAATTATTCATATGGGAACTAATGGTCAGAGAAAGTCAAACAACCCGACTGGATAGAATTGAAGATAAAATCGATAAACTATCCGATGCAATAGTCTCACTCGCAAGAGTAGAAGAGAAGATTGCAAGTATGGAAACACAACTAACTAACGGTCATGACCGTATGAATAAACATGGAATTAAATTAGATGCGATTGAGTTTCAAGTACAAACAAACGCACAAACAGTTTCAGTGATACATAAAGTATTCTGGATTGTGATTGTTGCTTGTGCCACTGTATCCGCATCTGTCATCGCAAATATGTTCTGGGGATAAACATGACAGAAGTAAATAAAAGTATAATCGAAGCATACAGAAGTATGTACGAACCAAAAGAAGAAGTTCTTGACGAAACAAACAAGAACGATAAGTCAGATGACGGTGACGGGTTAGACGCAGTTCAACCTAAAGCTGTTAAGAAGAAGTTTGATGACCGTAAAGATAAAGATATCGATAATGACGGTGATGTAGACTCTTCTGATAAATATCTTCACAAAAGAAGAAAAGCAGTATCTAAAGCAATATCTAAAGAAAGTCAAAATGGTTTTAGACTGGCTGCAAAGAAAGCAAAAGACAATGGTGATGACAAATTTGTATTTGCTGGTAAAGAATATGAAACACAATCAGTATACAAAGAGTCATTTACCAGAGATGACATTCGTGCGATGTGTCACTCTAAAGACCACGATTGTGCAACTTATGTAAACCACCCAGAGTTTGGTTTAGGTAAACCAGTATATGAGTCTCACGCAATACCAGATGACAACGGATATGTTGAATGGTATGATGTTGAGTTTGCACACGGTATTGAAAGAGAAGTACCCGCAAAGGATATGGAAATTATTGACGAAGCAAGTCATACCAGTGGTGACAAGAAAAAGAAAAAAGAACTTGAAGATGATGTCACAGTTAATGTTGACAATGATGAAGAAGATGATGCACCACAAATGGACTCAGACGAAAAACCAATGAAGAAAAAGAAACCACCAATGCCTCCTAAGAAAGACAATGGTGAGAAAGAAGATGATGTCGAAGAACCAGAAGATGACGGTAAAGATGTCAAAATCATTTCCAAAGATAAGAAAAAGAAAAATGGAAACGGTAATGGTGACGGTAAGACTGCAGAAATTTCTAAGATTGGAGAACAAGTTTCACAATTCACTTCTTTATTAAATGAATTATCAGGTGCTGATGCAGTTGGTAAAAAGAAAAAAGAAAAAGACGGTTCTGAACCAGAGTCTTACGAAGATATTAGTAAGGAAAGGGGTACTGGAGAAACCGACTTTATTGATGCACACGGTAAAAAAGATACTGTTGTAGACGGTGAGAAAGACGCAGAGACTACTACAGATAGTCAAAAGAGTAATAAACAAGGTAAACACGTTAAACAACAAACTGCGAAAGGAGACAAGAATGTTATCAAGTCTACTGAAGCACCAGTCAAAGACAAAGAAGTCAAAGACGGTGAAGGTAAAAAATCTGTCACCAAAGAAAGTACTGAACAAACAGAATGTATGGACGAAAAAGATTTCAAACCACACATGATGTATGACCCTAAAACGGGTAAAGGTACAATGGCAAAAACTTATGCAGACCACGTGAAAATGGACAAAATGGGATATACTCATGATGCACCTAAAGAAACCAAAGAGTCTACTCTTATGGATATGGCACTTAAAGCATTAAAAGGTACAACTGTACCAGAAATGAAAAATATCATCGCAAGTAAAGAAACTCCAAAAAATCCTTTTGATGCAAGAACTAGAGATGCAAAATCATTTTTAGAAAGAATGGCAAAAAGAAAGAATGGAGATAAAGGTACAAGTCAACAATATAAAGACAATGACCCAAAAGACTTACCAATGATTAAAGGAGAAAAAGACAATGGCAAATAAACCAGTTGCACCCGCATGGTGCGAAAACGCAGTACCTACTGCAAACGGTTGGGAAGACCCAGACACGGGTGAATTATACGTAAGTGCTGGATTTACTACAGAAGAAATAGATTTATTTCACGGTAAGTCAACTAGAAAAGGCGCCCAAGTATTAACCGAAGCTCCAGTAGGAAATAAGTCTATAGACAATATGACTAAACTAGAACTCGAAGCACTTGCAAGAACGAAAGGTGTTGAGTTAGATAGAAGAAAGTCTAAAGGTAAACTCTTAGAGAAAGTAAAAGACCTTTTTAGTTAGAATTGATATACATAATAGTATATCATGAAACTGACGAAAGATAATTTATTACTCTATGCGGCTCAGAACTATTACAATCCAAAGTGTATTGATAGTGAAGAGTTTCTCGAAGACTTAAAAAGATTTAAATATATCAAACGATTACTCAATCGTCATCGTGATAGTGGTCAGTTATCTGAAAGACTTATCCTTAATCATCTTATTGTAATCTTCAATGTCTTTGACATTGAGGCTGGTCTTAATATCCTAGAACTTAAACTCGAATTAGATTACTGGAATGTAATTAAACCCTTTCTTTTATTCCTTAATGTTATTAAAAATGACGAATACACCAATATCAAAATGGATAAAAAGGTCGTTGAGAAGTTAAGAGAAATCAAAAATATATAAATACAAACATGGGAATTTTAAAATCAGCTGCGGACTTTGTATATACAATTCGTTTTCTAAAACTACTTACTACACCCTTTGAGAAAATGGGTGCGTTTGAGATTGGTTTGATTGATAAAGACGGTAATGTAGATAAGAAGAAGAAAGAAGAACTTAAACTTTCTATGGACGGTAGAGTTGAGTTATCAACACACTGGACTTCTTTTATTAGATTAGTTGTAAACCTAAAGAAACTAATGGCAAAGGCGCCTGGTGGTAAATCAGTGGTTGCAAGATATGGTGCGGCTTTATTTCTTATCAAAGAAAGTGGTAATCTGAATGATAAACAAATACAAAAAATACACGATGAAACTGGTATTAATATTTTAGATGTTCTTGCAGAAGATACGCAGTGGTTTATGTTAGAAAATAAACAACTATCGCCTGGGGTCTATAGAATGAAACATGATAGTATGTCATCTATTTATGAAGACACAAATAAAGATGACCAGATAAGAATTCTTGAAGAAGAGTCAAAACCCGTAGGAGAAGTCTTAGGACTTGATGTATATTCTGCAATTCATTTACCCACAAATAAAAGAATGTATGTGACTACGGGAGATATCACCAAGTGAGACTCAAAACCTACATAGACACTCAGGAACTTACCGAAGGAACTTTCTTGTTTGAACAACAAGTGCATCGTGAATTACAAGAATGTACTTACGAAGATTGGTGCGATATTCTTGATAACATTGTACTTATTGAAAAGAAAGAACCGTCTTGGGTTGGTAAAGGTGACAAGTACATACAACAATATATAAAAGACAGACCACAGTCTGATACCGCAAAAGATATGAAAAAGTATCTTGCGACTAAAGATAAAGATACAAAGAAAGACTCGGAAGATAGTGTTGATACTAAAACAAGTTCTGGTGACCCAGACCAACCAAGTAAAAATAGATACAACGAACCTTTAAGTAAACACCCAACATTAAAAAAAGCATTAACAAGTGAAGTCAATAATTTAGTAAAAGACATAGGTGTTGAACGAGACAATCTAGTAAACGCAATCAAAGAAAAAAGTGTCTTTAAAGCAGTTAAGGCAGTTGGCATGGGTGCGGGTAAAGTTGCACTAGACGGAATGAAAACAGTAGATAGTGCAGTAAACTTTGCAGCTGATAAAGTTGCAGCCACTAATGCAGTACAAGGATTACAGAAAGGACTTATAAAGGTAGATGAATTCATGGATAAGTATCCTAAACTAAAAACTGCAAGTGGTGTTGCAATTGCGGGTTTCTTAACTTATCAGTGGTTGCAAATGTCATTCTCAGGTAATCTAGATAGTGATTATGATTTGTCAAATATACCAGAAGCGATTGCGGGTAATATTGGATTTACTGATATACTTGCAACTCCAGCAGGTGTAAAAGGTATGGGACTACTTGCAGCTGGTATTGCAACTGGTGGTATGACTGCATTATGGGCGGGTGGTCGTAAAGGATTAATGATGGCAGCCGCATATACGGGTGCAAAAAAACTAGGGGATAAAAAAACTGAAAACAAATTATTCACAAAAATGAGACAATTTATTAAAGGTGATGCGGGTGAATTAGACGACAAAGACCGAGAACCAGATGACCCAGAAGTGAAATAATATATGATAGTTATTCGTGATTTTTTAGATAATGTAGATGAACTTTTAGATTTTGCAGAAATAACACCATACTATGATTATACTTATTTTACTGGTGTAGTATTTAAAGGTCTAAGAACTCCTAATCTAGTTAAACTTCTTCCCGAGATAGTAAATAAAATAAATATCGATACTGGTAGTAAACCAGAACAACTCTATCTTCACAAACACGAAGATTTAAAAGATTTTAAACCCATACCACATGTAGATAAAAGTACTAAGAGTGGTGTAATACACCTAAAGGGTAGTCAAGGGTGTGGGACAATTGTAGAAGATAAATTACAAGAATATGAATTTAACAAGTTAATTATGTATGATGCAAACCTATTACATCAACCAGAAGGTTTTCCAGAAGATAGGTTAGTCATGACATTTTTTTGTAAATAATAATTTGTATATATAAAAAAGACTCGGAGAAAAGTATGTTAAGTTTATTAGGTAGTTTATTAGGATTTGGGGGTTCAATAATCCCTGGCATACTAGATAGTTTCAAGAAAAAACAAGACCAGAAATACGAACTTCGTAAGTTAGAAGTTCAGGCCGAAATCAACAGAGAGAATTTAGAACATCAAGCAAGACTTCAAAAAGAACTTGGAAAACAAAAGATAGAATTATTCCAAGCACAAGCAAAAGACAAAGAACACGAAAGATTGATACAACACGATATTGTATTACAATCAGGTACGGGATTTATAGGTGGATTAGCAAGGTCAGTAAGACCAATCATTACATATGCATTCTTTCTTTTATTTGCAGTCATAGAGGGTACATTACTCTATGGTGCAATACAAGCGGGAACGGACTTTCAAGACGCAATCAATATATTATGGGACGAAGATACTAAAGCAATATTTGCGGCTATCATCTCGTTTTGGTTTGGTTCTCGTGCAATAGATAAAAACCGTTCAAAATAATCATTGACAACTCTATTTAATTAGAGTATAATAGTCCACACTTTTAACTTTAACAAGGAGAGAACTTGGACTTAATCATTGACAAAAAACGAGATAAACTATTAGAAGACTATGCAGTAGGAATGTTAAAAGATTTCTACTTGAATAAAAATGAGAAGTCTCCACAAGAAGGGTTTGCACGTGCAAGTTGGGCATGGTCAAAATACAACAACAAAGTAGATACAGAACTCGCAGAAAGACTTTACGAATATGTAAGTAAGAAGTGGTTTATGTTTGCGTCTCCAGTTCTTTCGAACGCACCTAACGGACAAGATACTAAAAGTAAGGGTATGCCCATATCTTGTTTCTTAACGTACGTTCCAGACACCCTAGAAGGTCTTATAGAACACTCTAGTGAACTACGTTGGTTATCTATCATGGGTGGTGGAGTCGGTGGTCATTGGTCAGATGTAAGAACAGTATCAGATATCGCACCAGGCCCAATACCTTTTCTCCATACTGTTGATGCAGATATGATTGCATATCGACAAGGTAAAACACGAAAGGGTTCTTATGCGGCCTATATGAATGTTGACCACCCAGACATTATGGAGTTTCTAAACATACGTATACCGACTGGTGATGTTCAACGTAAAGCACTAAACATACACAACGCAATCAATCTAACAGATGAATTTATGTCTGCAGTTATGGAAAACAAACCCTTTGATTTGATTGACCCGAATGATAAGTCAGTAAAAGAAACGGTCAGTGCAAGAAAACTATGGGAAAGAATACTTGAGATAAGATTTAGAACGGGAGAACCATATCTAAACTTTATTGATACTGCAAATAGATATCTACCCCAACCACTCAAAGATAAAGGCCTTGAGATACACGGAAGTAATCTATGCAATGAGATACATTTACCAACAAGTCCTGAGAGAACTGCAGTATGTTGTCTATCATCTCTAAATCTAGAATACTATGACGAGTGGAAAGATACTACTATTGTAAGAGACTTAATAAGAATGTTAGACAATGTCCTTGAGTACTTCATAGAGAACGCTCCTGACTCGATTTCTCGTGCGAAGTACTCTGCAATGCGTGAGAGAAGTTTAGGTCTTGGTGCAATGGGATTTCACTCTCTTCTACATAAACATGGTGTTGCATGGGAGTCTGAACTTGCAAAAGAAATTAATCATCAAGCATTTGGTTTTATTCATGACGAAGCACATGCAGAAACCGAACTACTTGCAAAAGAAAGAGGAGAATATCCTGACGGAAAAGGTTCGGGTAAAAGAAATGCACACTTAACTGCAATAGCTCCTAATGCATCGAGTGGTGTTATTTTAGGAACAAGTCCTTCTATCGAACCATTGAAAGCAAATGCATATACTCATAGAACTCGTGCGGGTAGTTTTCTAGTAAAGAACAAATACCTAGAACAATTACTTGAAACCAAAGAAATGAATAACGATAGTATTTGGAGTTCTATTATTACTAATAAGGGGTCTGTACAACACTTATCGTTCCTTACGGAAGGAGAGAAAAGTATATATAAGACTGCGGACGAATTAGACCAGAACTGGGTAGTTCAACATGCGGGAGATAGACAGAAATATATATGTCAAGGACAATCTGTTAATCTTTTCTTTCCCGCTGGTGCAGATAAATCATATGTAAATAAAGTTCATCTACGTGCATGGAGTCACGGGTTGAAAGGTCTTTACTATCTACGAACTGAAGCAAAGTCTCGTGCAGAGAATGTTTCAGAGAAAGTAGAACGAGTCGCACTGCAAAGTGATACAAGTACAATCGTATATACTAAACCGAATTGTCCTTTCTGTCAACTTGCAAAAGAAGAACTGAAACTTCGTGGTATACCATATGACGAGATTAATCTTGAAGAGATTGGTAAAACTGCAAGAGAAGTAACGGGTCGAAAAGGAGTCAAGACAGTTCCACAAATATATTTACAAGGTGAATATGTTGGGGGTTATGAAGAACTCATGGAACTATTTGACAAAACAGAAATCGAAGAGTCGGAAGACTGCAAAGCATGTGAAGGATAACAATGGCACTATTAGAATTTTCAAAAACATACAAACCTTTTCTATACCCTTGGGCTGTAGAATTAACTAAAAAACACGAAGAGATACACTGGATAGAAGACGAAGCAGAACTATCCGAAGATGTTCAAGACTGGAGAACTAAACTCACAGAAGATGAAAAGTTATTCATCACACAAGTACTAAGATTATTTACGCAGTCAGATGTACAAGTCGGAGAGAACTATCACGAACTCCTAATCCCTAAATTTAAAAACAACGAAGTCCGAAACATGTTATCTTCCTTTGCAAACAGAGAAGGAGTACATCAACGTGCATACGCACTACTCAATGATACTCTTGGTTTACCCGATGAAGACTTTAGTGCATTTCTAGAATACAAAGAGATGTCAGATAAGATTGACTTTATGAAAGACGGAGATATCTCTACCCAACAAGGACTTGCACTATCACTCGCACAATCAGTATTTAACGAAGGACTATCAGTCTTTGCATCTTTTGTGATGTTATTAAACTTCCAGAGATTTGGTAAGATGAAAGGTATGGGTACAATTGTTGAATGGTCTATTCGTGACGAGACTTTACATGTACAAGGTAATGCAAAACTATTTAGAGAGTTTTGTGCAGAACATACTCGTATTGTTAATGATGAACTTAAATCTAAAATCTATCAGATTGCAAAAGATGTAGTTAAGTTAGAAGATAAGTTTATTGACCTTGCGTACAACGGACACAAGATAGAAGGTCTAGACAAAAAAGATGTCAAACAATACATTAGACACATTGCAGACCGAAGATTATTACAACTTGGTATGAAACCAAACTTCAATGCAAAAGACAATCCACTCCCTTGGTTAGATTGGGTACTTAATGGTGCATCACACGATAACTTCTTTGAGAAGAGAGTCACCGAGTATTCGGTCAATGGTCTTGAAGGAGAATGGGGTTGGGAAGACGTGGATACACCACAACAACTTGAAAGGATTGAAGATAAACTAGATGATGCAATCTCAAATGTGGGTTGCTAGTTTTGGAAGAAAAAGAGTATGAGATAATCTGTCATGTATGCGAGTCACATACTCACATCATCATAGATAATGATGAAGAACCTTTATACTGTCCCATGTGTGGAGCTCACCCAGTAGAGATAAATGAACTCTAAATAGTCGTGTGACTTGGTTATACGAAAATAAAGTATTTGATTTGAGTGAAGAAGAACTTGAGAAGTATCAAGGATTTGTTTATGAAGTAGAAGAATGCGATACTGGTATGAAATATATCGGTAAAAAGTTTTTTTGGAAAAAGAAAGTCCTACCTAAAAACCAATCTCGAAAAAGAAAGATAATCACTCGGGTACAATCCGATTGGAAAGATTATCATGGTTCAAACGACCAAGTCAAACAACTGCGTGAAGAGGGTAAACTATTTAAACGCAGAATATTATACTTATGTAGAACAAAAGGAGAATGTTCTTACTATGAAGCAAAACTCCAATTTGAAAATGATGTTTTACTTCGTGATGATTACTATAATGAATTTATAGGGTGTAAGATACATTCTAAATTTATTAAAGATATGAAAGATGACTACAATAACTCGTGAACTAATTAATCCAAACTTCTATCACGTCACAGAAAATGTTGACTATAAAACTCTTTGTAAGAAGATAAACAAGTTCAAACATTTGTTTCTTTCCAAAGGTGCAACCAAAGAAGATAACATTGGAGTTGGAACATTAACTGCAGACACCGATACTATTGCATGTTATTTTGCAGCTTGGGAACTTGGTATATCTCTTTTCTTAGCAAATGACGGTACTTTGGCAAAAGAGACTTCTGGTGAATTGATGTATTCAGACTCACTTGCACATATGAACAAAGTAATATCAGAAAACTTTACTAACTATAATAATCGTACCTTTTTAAGTTCATTTGTAATACATGACATGTATAGACCAATTGACTCAAATAAATCTGGCGGATTAACTCGTATGGATTTAAAGGACGGATTGTATCGTAAAATATTAGAAAAGTATGGAGATGATAATACAACTGTTTTAGAAATGCGTGACATTGTACCAATGTCTGGAACTGATATACAGCCATGGACAGTAGATGAAAATGATATTGCAATAGAGGATATGAACAATATTTTAAAAATAAAAAAGACAACTGATTTTTGGTTACCAAGACAATCTACTCACAAAGAAGTATTAGAGTCCACAAAAAGATATCTATCAAATTTTACACAAGATAAAGTTGCGTTATCAAAAACTTTAAATCATTTAAATTGTGTTGATTATTATTTTTTACCTACACTTATGACTGCAAGTAAAGTTTATGATATTACCATTATGGAAGAGTATGGTCAAGAAAAAGAAAAAGTATTTATGGATATTACTGTAGACTACGGTAATAAAATAATACATGATAATAAAGTAGAAAGAATGTTATTAGGAAATCGTGAAAATTATGAGTATATGCAAAATAGAAAGACACAACCGTATACTCACGAAGTAATATTTAATTTAGGAAAAGAAGAAATTGTCAAAACTTATTAACAGACATATAATAAATGATAACATAAACTTTAATGGTAAAACCAAAGAAGAACTTATCCATGAGATTAAAAAATGGAAGATGTTGTTTCGAGAAAACTACAATGTTCGTAAAGGAGAAGTGGTTGCAATCTCTATACTAGATGTCAACCATTATCATTTAAGTTGTTTACTTGCGTGTGCAGAGTTAGGACTTAAGATATTCCTTATTGACGCACCCGCAACCAAAGAGTCTTTACCTTATACTAAACTTGCATTGCATGGGCCTGCAGATTATTGTGTGCATCATAAATTTTTGGGAGATGCTTTGTATGACGGACTTCACGGTCAGATGATAAGAGAATATAGTAAAGAACTAATTGACACTCAAGAACTTATATTCAAAGACCCAAAAGACTTTGAAATGCCTGATAAGGTATCCGAAGATGATATCTTTATGATTAGTTCTACATCTGGTTCAACCAAACCTTCTCGTAAAATAGAGTTTACGCATAAAGAAGTTTATGAAATGTCTAGAAGAAATATCGATATCTTTAAATTTAAACCTGAGACTCAAGTATTACATACCAAGAATATGCACCATGCATCTGCAATGATATGTACTTTATTACCTTCACTTATGATATCACACAATCATAGGTCTTTTACTTTACCAGAAAAGTGGGACTTTCTGGATAATGAAAAGTACATGAAAAGTCTATTACAAAATATGATTGCAGAAGAAAACTATAAAGTGGCTGTAGACGGTGGATATCATATAACTGTACCTAATCAACAAATCTTAGAGTTTTTACTTACTTCTATATTTCCTTCTTTTAAAAACAAGACTATTATATCAATGTGTGGATTTACTTTACCCGAAGAATATATTGATATTGCAAAGAAATACAATTTAGAGTTTATTTCACATTATGGTAGTATTGATACGGGTATACCACTTTTAGTCAATTATCTAGATGAAAACACAGAATACCGTTCAGACTGTCTAGGAGTCCCACCAGACGACTTTTATGATATTCAAGTGTCACCCACTACAAATGCGTCTGTAGGGTGTCAGTTGTGGTCAGAAGACCGTATATTAGATGACATACTTTATATTGAAGATAATCTATACTTTTTGAAGGGTAGAGTAGAAAATCCAAATACTGTCTTTGATATACCCGATGATTTAGATTTAGATAAGTTTTATCAAGATACTAAACTAAACATGGAACAACTTCGTGGTCATTTAAAAGAAACTGAAAAAAGTACTTGACAATATCTGTTTACCTTGTTATAATAACAACATAAATTAAAGAGGTAAATATGACACAATTAACTAAAATACAAATCGTAAGAAAGACTGAGAAGTTCTTAACAGAAATAACTGTCTTGTGCGATAATGTAAAGAAAACCAAAAAATGGTTAGATATGGCCATTTTAGAAGATAAAATCACAATGCAAAAAAGGTTTGATGAAGAAATCAAATTAGCAGAAGATAAGGTTGCGGAGTTTAGGAAGTTTGAAAAAGAAAATCCATTTGATGATGCACCTATGAGGGCAGTTAAGTAATGTTAGACTTAAGTAAGTATGAAACAAAAGGAGAACAATCTCTTTACAAAGGTATTCCGATTGTTTATAGATACGACCCACTCGTAAGAGAGTTGATGAAGACAAGATTGTTTTCTGTAAAATACAGAGGTTGTTCTAAAAAAGGTTATAGGAGACCACAAAATGGTTGTCATAAAGAGTATGCAGATACTTTCGCAATCTATCCCTATTCAAACTATCCTGAGTATAAAGAGGTTAGAAAAGAGTATGCACCCATAAACGGGTATTCATTTATTCATGATATGTTGAAACTTAAAGCAAAGAGGATTATCGATGAAAGGTTATAAAAAAGGTACACTATTAGAAGAATATTTTCTAAACCCACATTTCAAACCTACACCAAAGGAAGAGAAAGAATTAGACGATTTCTTTAAAATAGTTAAAAAAAGACTTGACAAAAGATGTTCAAGGGTGTAAGCTAGTCATATAAATTAGAGAGGTAAATAATGATAAATGCAATAAGTAAAAGAGAGTATACGGGTACTAACTTCGATACTCTTATGGTAAATGGTGCTGTTGAAGGTCAAGAGTTCGCAACTTTCAAACAGATGATTAAATATTTAGGTTGTTCGGGTAAAGACCTTAAAGGTCTTAAGTCGTTTGCAACTTTGTTCTTTGTTAAAGAAGTAGAAAACGAAAAGGGCGAGACTGAAAAAGTCAGAAGGTTCTTTAATGTTTTCTCAGTAGAGTCTGCAAAACAACAGATTGTTTTGAATGCACTTGATAGTGAGGATTATTTAAATTCAGTTAAAGAGGTTGCGTAGTGGATTATCAAAGACCCTTTAACTATAATACTAATCTTGCACATTGGAGAATAGAAGATTTTCCTTTGTTAAAGGTTAGTACTAATCAAGGTGGTGGAGATTGTGTAATCCCACACTGTTATTTAGAACTAGAACACATCGCAACGGGTTATAAAGATTGGATACCTTTGAACTACAAAGAGTGTCAATTGATTGACCAATACATTTATCTTGATAAAGAGAAAACAATAACGGGTATTAATCTTTGTATCAAGTTATTAGATGATAGATTAAAAAGAGACGCAGAAGACGTTGGCCAAGAGTGGTTACCTTTAGAGGAAACTCACTTCATTCCAACTGACCCGTGTGAAGTATTCAGACACATTATTAAAACAAACTAGAGAGGTAATATGAAAAAACAAGAAGTGTTAATAGAGGTTGGTATCTTAGACGAAGTCGAAAGAAAGTTAGATATCATGGAAAAACTAGTTCCATTGATTGCGGACTTAGGTTGGGACTACGATAGAATGAGTAGTAGTGGCCAAGAAACTTATGATAAGATAGAAAAGAAACTAATCGATATGGGGGTAATGGAAGAGTAATGCACTACAATGATTTTGTAAAAAAGATGTATGCAGAAAATTGTAAGGAAAGGATTGCATACGGTGAAAAACCTTACGATGATATAAATTATTACGAGTCTGCGAACTATATGTTCCTGACTAAGAAGTATAAAGAGACAGTTAACTCTTAAATAAATAACTACGGGAAATCCCTTTCGTGGAGAGAGGGATTTGTATATATAATTTTATAGGAAAAGACTATGGAACTAGAAGTATTTGAAATCCTAGAAAGGTTCGAGAATATAACATCAAAGAATGAACGAGTCGCATATCTGCGAGAACAATCTATACCCGCATTGAAAGATGTAGTTAGAGGTTGTTTTGACGAAAGTCTGGAGTTCCTTCTTCCCGCAGGCACACCACCATACAACCCAAATAGACCCGAGAGTACACCTTCTACTTTAAGAAGATTGCACAGACAGTTCGGGGAATTTGTGCGTGGTGCGAAGTCTAACGGAGTTGAACAGTTTAGAATTGAAAAAAAATTCATAATGCTACTCGAGTCTATTCACCCAAGTGATGCACTTATTGTTCTTAAAATGATAAACAAAGAACAACCCGCAAAGTATCTTACAAGAAACCTTGCAGTAGAAGTGTGGCCTGGGTTGATAAAGAAATAGGGAAACTTTACGATTAACCTTGACTCCCAAGTTTCGTTATGAACTTTAAGGAGGCGAATGCATGACATTGGCACAAATAGACCGTTTAAGAGAAGATGAACGAGAACTAAACAATAGAATTTACAAGATGAAAAAGAAAGGTAATAATTCTATGGTTCACAAACTGACCAAAAAACGTGACTTCCTTAAACATTCTATAAGTGAAACTATTAACGAAATTTCGCAAAGGGGGTGATACAAGTATCTCGTAAGGGGCTCTTCGGAGTCCCTTATGTAATTTATAAATAATGGTATGCCAACATACGTAGTAAAAAATAAAAAGACCGAAGAAGAAAAAGAAATCATTTGTTCTTATGAAAAACGAAATGAATGGTTGAAAGAAAATCCTGATTGGATTGGAGTAATCGGTTCACCTTCTACAATATCACAACACGGTTCTACACTGCGTAGAACAAGTAGTGACTGGCAAAACCTACTTAGTAGTATCAAAAAAGGTTCGGGTGGTAATAACGAAACCGCAGTTAAACATGGCTTCTCAAAGAAAAATACAATACACGATTAACGATATTGGTGGAGAAGTTGTCAAGGACAATGAAACCTATCTACTCAGAGATAATAAAACACTTAATAATCTTGTTGTCAGTTCAACATTATTAAATGCATTTAAACAAACTACGGGACATAACCATTCGGGACAAGAAGAAGTCTATATCTTTGTGAGTGGTACGGGTCGTATGGAAGTAGATAATAAAAGTTTTAGTGTAAGTGCAGACGATGTAATTTTAATCCCTGACGGGTCTTTTCATCGTGTCTACAATGAAACTGCAGAACCTTTATACTTTGTTTGCGTCTTTGACGGTAAGAGAAACCACTAATGAAATTTAAAGAATTACAATCTATGTTATTAAAAGATGAATACTTTATTACTTTTCAAAGTATGAATAGTGATAAAGTGTATACTAAAAAATGTACTCTTAGAGAAACTCCAATGAAAGTAAATCAAAAAGAAGGAAGTAGTATTCTTGTTTATTTGAGAGATGATAAAAGATTTGAAGATATTAAACTTACATCTATAAAGGATATCAAACCCGCATGGAGAAATTTGTAATGTATGTTGAAATTAAATAAGATAGAACCCACCACTAAAAACCAAGAACTTGTTTTCAAAACATGGAAAGACGGAGATAACCTAATACTCAATGGTAGTGCGGGTACGGGTAAAACTTTTGTATCTTTATATCTTGCACTCGAAAAAGTATTAAGTAAATCAAGGATTAAGAAACTTGTTATCGTAAGAAGTGTTGTACCCACAAGGGATTTAGGCTTTCTGCCTGGAACTGTAGAAGAAAAACTATCCGCATTTGAAACACCGTATGTGAATATGTGTGCAGAACTATTTAATGATAAAGGTGCATACGAACAACTCAAGACTAAAAATAAAATAGAGTTTGTTTCTACATCTTATATTCGGGGTACTACCTATAATGACTCTATCCTTATAATCGATGAATGTCAGAACTTGACATTTCATGAATTAGACAGTATAATTACTCGGGTTGGTAATAACTGTCGTATTATTTTTGCGGGAGATTATTACCAAAGTGATTTTAAACAACAAAAAGATAAAGAAGGTATTATTGAATTTATCGATATTATTGAACAACTAAATAAGTTTAGTATTGTAGAATTTAATTGGAAAGATATAGTCCGTTCTGATTTTGTTCGAGATTATATCATGACCAAAGAGATGATGAAAAAATGAAAATAGGATTTACTTGTAGTACTTTTGACTTACTACATGCGGGTCATGTACAGATGTTGCGTGATGCAAAATCTCAGTGTGAGTATCTTATCGTGGGATTACAAATAGACCCGAGTGTAGATAGAAAAGAAAAGAATGCACCCATTCAAACAATCGTTGAAAGGTATACGCAACTCAAAGGTATTAAGTATGTTGACGAGATTATACCCTATGCAACTGAACAAGACCTAGAAGACATTCTAAGTCTATATACTATTGACGTAAGAATATTAGGAGATGAATATCGTGACAAAGACTTTACGGGAAGAGACATCTGTCGTCAAAGAGATATTGAAATATATTTCAACAAGCGTGACCACAGATTTTCTACTAGTGATTTAAGAAGGAGAGTTTGTGAAACTTAGTGACAACTTTAGTTTAGAAGAATTAATTAGAAGTTCGACTGCAAAAAGAATAGGTATTGATAATATACCGAATGAAGAACATCTAAAAAATCTACAAGTAGTGGTAGATGAAATTGCACAACCACTTAGAGACCATTTCGGTAAACCCGTTAGAATAAACAGTGGGTATCGTTCTCCCGCATTGAATGATGCAATTGGTGGTTCAAAGAAATCCCAACATAGTAAAGGAGAAGCAATTGACCTAGAAATAGACGGGGTATCGAATATGGAAGTTGCGGGTTGGATTACAGAGAATTGTGATTATGACCAAGTGATTTTAGAATTCTATAATCCCGCAGAAGGGCCTAACAGTGGTTGGGTTCATGCATCATGTAAAGCAGACTTATCACAGAACCGAGAAAGAAATCTGATTGCATTAAAAGACGGAAACAAAACTGTTTACCTAGTGACTGAGGACTTTATCGAAGAATGAAACAAGATAACCTTCCTTTAGAACAAATGACAGAGAGTCAAATTAAAAGACTCAATGACCCAAATACACCACCACATGTAAGAGAATATTTACTTAAGTTAAGATATCCAGAGTATACCGAAGAAGATAAAAAACGAGGTATGAACAATAAAGACCTAGACTTTATGACCAAGAACCCAATGTATTGGGCAGTGTTTTTACCTTCTCTTTTTGTCATTGGGTTTGGTCTTTTACCATTCATTACAATGTTAATCTTTTTTGACAAACCAGAGTTCCTAAAACCTTGACATAACTTGCATCATGTAGTATAATACCTACATGATGAATAAAGACCCATACAACAAAGTCATTCTCACTGATTGTGACGGTGTTCTTTTAAACTGGGGATACGCATTTAGTATCTACATGCAACAACAAGGTTGTGAGAAAAGACAAGAAGGTTGGGGTTCTTATAATGTTGCAGATAACTTCTATATTAGTAAAGAACAAGCAAAGTATCATATTAGAATGTTTAACCAATCTGCAGCGATTGGATTTCTTCCCGCACTTAGAGATGCGGCTCACTATGTTCCAAAGATACATAAAGAGTTAGGATATGTCTTTCACTGTATTACATCTTTGTCAAAAGACTATTCCGCACAAAGACTCAGAGAACAAAACTTAGAAAAGATATTCGGAGATACTTGTTTTGAAAAGATTATTTGTTTAGATACTGGTGAAGACAAAGATAGAATTCTAACAGAATATCAAGATAGTGGTTATCTGTGGATTGAAGACAAAGTTGACAATGCTGAATGTGGTCTAAAATATGGTCTTGACTCAGTATTGTTTGAACATGGGTTCAATATGGATAACGAACAATTCAAAAAATATCCCACTTGGGAGTCTATCTACGAAGATTTAAAGTCCGCATAAATACTTCTTTTAGGAGATATTATGTCAGAAGATACTTTAAATATAGTACAAAAGAAAGTTGCGGTTGAATTAGAAATTGACCCAACTTTAAAAACACCAAAGGTAAATAGATATCAATGGTTGATAGATTTATCTGAAGCTGTAGACGCATGGAGAATATTTCCACGTGTCTTTATTTCTACATACATATATCTGTTGTATAAGACAACCATATGGTTTACAACTTTACCTGACCCTAACACTGCACAAGCGGGTTTAATATCCGTTGTTGTCGGTGCGGGTGCAGCTTGGTTTGGTTTATATGCGGGTACTGGAAGTAGAGGTGGAAAAACTACTATTGGTAAATAATGCGATACGTAGGATACAGTAGAGGTTTTCATGATGCTGGACTTGCAATCATTGAAGAAGACGGAACTGTATCCTATGCATCAAATAGTGAAAGATATAGTAAAACAAAATATGACGCACAACTCACACCAGAGTTAGAGTCAATGATAAAGAAAGATGATTATGTAGTTTTTTATCAAGACCTAGAACTAAATTCTGAAAAGTATAATTACAGTCCAAACCCGACTTTAGCAATGAATGAAATTGGAAACATTTTTACTTTTGACCCAAAAGATGAAATCGGAAAAAGTCTAAGGTACACAAGAGATAATAGAGAGTATAGTTTTGAAGAAGTTTATTTTAATAGTTTAGAAGATGCAACTTTACCTTTTCATATGCATCACGAGTCTCATGTTGCACAAGGTTTATATACTCGTCCGTGGCAATCAAAAGACGATACTGTTATGGTATCAATAGACGGTGTCGGAGAAGAACAATCTGCAGTAATTTATGACTCTAACTACAATGTAAAACTGCAACATTGTTCTCCCCAATCGATTGGTTGGTTATATGGTGCAACTACAACATTACTTGGATATAGAAGACTTCAAGAAGAATATATTGTTATGGGTATGTCTGCATACGGAGAACCTAACGATGAAGTAGTAAAACTTATAAAAGAGTATTACAACACCTTTGATAATTATACACAAGAAGAACAACGCACAATGCGTAAAACTTTTGTAGACAAAAAAGTTAAGTTTGATACTAACGAACAAAAAAGAGTTGCTCAACATATGAATTTGCCAGGCGCTGCAAATATGACATATGATTTTGTAAATAGTTTCTTTACTGAATATAAAAAATTAATATCAAAAACTTCAGCCAACGACATTGCAGCTTCTATTCAAAAGTTTACCGAAGACAAGATATATGAAATTATGGTTCATGCAAGACAGTATGGAAGTAAATTAATTTATTCTGGGGGAGTCGCACAAAACATTGTTGCAAATTCTAAGATACGAGATTTATTTGATGATGTACATATTGCAATCGCACCCAGTGATGCTGGTAGTGCATTAGGTTGTGCAGCTAAATCTTGGAGTGAACAAACGAGTGGTACACACCTTAAATGGTCACCCTATCTAGGATACAATATAGAAAAAGATATTAATCCTAAAGAAGTAGTGGATTATCTAATGAAAAACAAAGTATGTGGTGTTGCAAATGGTCGTGCAGAGTTTGGGCCTCGTGCATTAGGTAATCGTAGTCTTCTTGGAGATGTGAGATACGATATCAAAGATACGGTAAATAAAATAAAACAAAGAGAACTGTTTAGACCTTTTGCACCCGCAATACTAGAAGAATATGCAGACGAATACTTTGACGGACATAAGAACGAATACATGCAATATACTTGTAATGCAAAACACGATTACGAGTCTGTTATCCATGTAGACGGTACTTCTCGATGTCAGGTAGTAAAGAAGGACTGTCAGAGTGTCATACGTCCCATTCTAGAGGAGTATTTTGAAAGGACGGGTATCCCTATGTTGTTAAATACTTCGTTGAATATAAAGGGTCAACCAATACTTAACGATGAAAAAGATGTAGAAGAGTGGGAAAAAGAATATAAAGTGAGGATATTTTGATATACAAAAATGAATATGGTGAAGTAGACTTGTTATCAAAACAATTTCTACAATCATTAAAATCAGACAAGGGTGTGATTGGTGCAAAGTTATCAGGTGGTTCTGATACTGCACTTTTACTGCATTTACTTGCAAAAGAAATACAAGAAAGAAACTTAAACTTTTCTATTCTACCTTATACGTTTTTAGATAAACCAGATAGAAATATAGTTGCACAAATGATAATTGATGAAGTTAAAAGTAATTTTCCTAAAGTATCTTTTGAAAAACATGTTTATACGGAACTAACAATACCATACAGAGATGTATGGAATGAGAGTGCGATTAAACTATCAAAAGAATATGACATTGTATTTTTTACTAACGCAGTCAATAAATCACCACCAATGGAAGTAGTATCAAATAAAGAACTTGCGAGAACGGTTTCATCTGAAAAAGCACTCAGGAATTACGATACTAAAGATTTAGAATACTTAGGTATTTATGACACACCAGAATACAAACCTTTTGAACATTTAGATAAAAGATTTACTGCACAAGTGTATGAAGATTTATTTTTATTAGAAACTTTATTTCCATTAACTCGTTCATGTCTAAGTGAAGATGTAGAAAAAACTAATTATCATGAAAAACCTTGCAAAGAATGTTATTGGTGTGAAGAAAAGTTTTGGGCATTTGGTCAATATGATGCGGAAGAATATGGATATTAGGTGGAGAGGAACTTGGGGTATTGGAGATGCAATGATGGCTCTAAATGTTGCACACAATTATTCCTTTACTTACGATACTCCAGTAAAATTAGAAATGCACTGGCCTCATGATGAAGATTTTATTTTAGATAAGAGAGATAGTCAGACTATTGTTGAACAACAAAAGTTTTTACATGACCAATATTATCAAAACGATAGAGTAGAACTAACTCATGTTTTTAAAACAACATTGTTTGATTATAGTATTCCTTATGTAGAGGATATGAGAAGAGATAAAGCGAGGTGGTATTTAGATGAAATAGTAAATAGAAATATAGTAAATTTTATGAATTGGCCATTTAAAGATATACCAAAACCAAAGAATAGTTTTATGATAGAAGATAATTTAAAAGGTGTTTGTTGGACGCCCATGCATAATAGTGAACCACCAAGAGAATGGAAAAGAGATTTGACTGAGGAAGATTGGAATTTAAGTAAAGAAAGATTTGGAAGTGTTGCTGACATAACAGAAATCAGTTATCGCACTCCAGTACAGAATGCATTTCAAATAATTAAAGAGTCTGATTTTGTATTTTGTTACGAAGGTATGTGGCATTTTATTGCACGAAACTTTGCAAAACCTATTGTGATACAGGCCAGAGTTACAACGGAAGCAAAACAAAATACACCACAAGTAAAACAACTACAAAGTAGAGAGGACTATCTTGAATGGTTAAATAGAGATATGCGAACTAATATAACTGGAATGCAAAATCGTGCAAGAGAATATTATAAAAGATTAATTAAGTATTATGAAGATTGACAGAGCTGTCATCGAAGTAAACGGTGGTTGTAATTATTCTTGTACCATGTGTCCGCAAGATAAACGAACTGGTGGACGTGATAAAAGATTTTTACAGAAGATGTCTCTTTTAGAATTTGAAGATAATGTTAGAGATTGTGCAAAACACGGATTACGAGTAGTTAATCTAGAAGGAAGTGGAGAACCAACTCTTGCAAGAAACTTAGATGAATATATTAAGATAGTCAAGAAGTACAACGCACTTGCATTTTGTTTCTCAAATGGTTATCGTATGTTTGGTAGATACATGAAGAAATGTGTTGATGCGGGACTAGACTTTTATCGGTTCTCAATGATTGGATACGATACGAATAAATATAACGAAATGATGCATAACCGTATAGGTGGAAACTTTGATATGATATGTGAGAATATTATGGAAATGCAAGACTATGTAGAAAAGTCTGGTAGTGATTGTGTGGTTGCAACTTATCATTTGATTACTAACACTGATAACCAAGAAGAAGAATTAGAAAAGTATAAAGAGTTAGTAAAAAGATTAGGAGTAAAATCTGAAATCTGGAGAATGCATAACTGGAGTGGAGTATATGATAACAAAGATAAAAGAAGTGGTAAAATTAATACTTGTGGTCGTCCTTTCAGTCCTGATGTTGTTATTCGTGCAGGCGGGTTGGACGGTCAAAAAGGAGCAGTCGCACCATGTTGTCAAGTTCTTGGTCGGGACGAGGAGGCAGTTCTTGGACACACAAGTGTAAATACTATAGAAGAAATATGGAATGGGCCTGCATACACTGAATTAAGAGAACAACACACAACTGGAGATTACCCAGACTATTGTAAGTCATGTGACTTTTTATTAGATGACCCAGAAGTTCTGGTATGGACTAATCACGAAAGAGATTTATATAAGATGCATGGAACGGAGTTTGATTTAGATGATTATAGATGATGAAATTTATATGATACAAAACAGAAACGATGAAGTTTCTGCATATTATAGTGACCAAGTAATTCCTTCTTGGGATAAGTTTGGATACTATGTAAACATGTTTGATTGTGTTTATCCTGATACTTTACACGAATACGATTACTTAGAGTTTGATAAGTATTGGGGACTAAGAGATATGTCCGAAGGAGAAAAGGCTGGTTGGTATAGTCATACTTTATTATGGATTAAATGTGCAATGGAAAACAAAGATATTGCAATTATTGAACACGATGTTGAATGTGTTGCACCTTTAGATTTTAACGAACGAGGACTTAACTTCTTTTGTGATTATCAAAACAATGATGAATGGGAAAACTACGCAACAAGATTTATAGACCACCCATATTGGGGTAAGAATAATAAAATAGTTCCAGTCACACACGCATATACTCTAACACCAGAGATTGCAACCGATATGTTAAAACTTGCGATAAGTAGACCACAAGATAATTTTACTGATGACTTTTTATTGAATTATAAAGGACTTGACAAAGTAATAAATAATGTGTATAATTACACAAAACCAATTTATCATAAAGAGATTGGTGGTAGTATGAAACATGGTGAAACATCTTTAGATGTAATGTTAGATGAAAAATATAAATAGAATGATATTTCAAGTTGCGGTAGGCCCGCAATCGAAACTATATGAACACTGCATTGAGTCGGTAAAAAACTATTGTGAAAAATATGATATCACGCATCATGTACTAACTCAACCAAAACTAAGAATTAAACCAGATGTATTTGCAACTAATCGTAGTAAAGAGTCTTATGAAAAGTATGGTGGATATCTACCTATCTATGAAAAGGAAAACGCATTTGAGTATATAGATGACTTTGACCAAATTGCAATTATAGATGCAGACATCTACATTCGTCCTAATGCAAGAAACATCTTTGACCAAATGAATTGTAAATGTGCGTTTGGAGCTGTGTGTGAAAGAGAAATGGATATTCAAGATTGGTATGAAAAAAAGATAGTTAACTATTCATATATGCAGTATGAAAGATTACACGATTTTGGTGGTATAAATTTTAAACCGAATGAATTAGGTTTGGAATTCTTTAATATGGGAATGATTGTTATTAACTCTCAAATATTTAAACCTTATCTAAATGGTCAAACACCTAGACAATTTTTAGAAAGAATGGAATTCAAAGATTTTATAGACGGACAAGGTGCATGGAAATGGTCTACAGACCAAACATTATTAAACTACTTCTTAAAAAAATATAGTGTACCAACTAAACATATAAACCCAACTTTCAATGGTTTATTTACTGCGGTAAACAATATAAAAGAATGCGACTTTGTTCATTTCTTTCTCAAAGATAAATTACCAAACAAAGGTGAGAATGTTGAAGAGTTAATGAATGCAATTAATTAATTTTACCATGTGGTCTCCTAGTGGTGGGGGTGGTGCATTTTTTTCTGAACTACTTGATGATAATTACTCAAAAGATTTTCATTTAAATTACGATAACTATCGTAATCCTATAACAAATGAATATGCGGGAAGCCCTAACAGTTATCGATATGAAAACTACGAGTTAGAAAAACAACATAACATAATACCAAAGTTTACTGAGAAAAGTATACTACTTGGTAAACGATATTCACCATTAGATTTTTTTAAACACGAAGTTAAGTGTCCTGATACTTATGTTATAAATTGTGCGGGATATGAAGAATATGTAGAAGATTTAATATTTGTTAAAAAAATGGTTGGTGGAACAATGCAACACATGTCTCCATATTTTATTATGTTGACTATGCGAAGAAAAGAAAGAATTTCAAATGAAATTTTTAAAGATGTTAGTTCTTATGATGACTCAAATAGTCAAATGATATCTTGGAAAAAATATACACAAATGGTAGAAAGTGTTTCTCCTTATATAAATGCTTGGTCAACATTAAGTCTTAAATATTTTGCGTATCCAACCGATAGGTTTGTTTGGGACAAAGATGAATTTTTGATGCATTTAAAACATGAATATGATTTAAAAAAATACAGTCCTTTTAAATATAAAAAATGGGATACTATTGATACTGAACCACTCAAAAAATATACTAATGTGCATGTTATAAAGTATGGGGATTTGATGAATGGTAAAGATACGGGTACTGCATTTGATGACCATAAAAAAGAAATACATACTTATTTTGAAAACAACACGAGGGTACTAGACGAATTTGAAACGCAGTGTTTATGATTGAATTTATTACTATATTATTATTGGGTACAATATACGGATTAATTATTGGTATCATTCCGACTGCGGGTGCGACTACGGGTCTTATTATAATCTTTTCGTTTCTACATTTATTTCCAGACCCATATCTTGCAGTAGTATTCTGTATGGCAACG